GTTTGAAAAAGAACACGAAAAACGTCTTTTGGAGCCTGAGCCGGATGAGTATACTGAAAATCCACAAAGATTCCATCATGATGTTAAGGGCACACTAAGACCAAACATGCGTCCTTATGGAATAAGTACAGTGTACAGAATTTAGGTGAAAAATGCATTTATTATGGTTTGTTTTAGCAGCATATGGGATGACCTTCATCCTAGTTTACGGCTCAATATTCAACTCAATTAGGCCAACCAAAGGAAAGTTGGGGGAATTGTTACATTGTCCCCTCTGTACTGGCTTCTGGGTTGGGGTCTTTTTGTGGAGTGTTAACCACTGGACAGAACTATTTAGTTTTGACTACAATTTAATAAATGCTCTTGTTTGTGGGTGTGTATCTGCAGGCACGAGTTATTTTTTGAGCATGGTGCTGAATGATTTTGGAATCAAAATATACAAAAGGGGAGGTGATGAAAAATGAAACGTCGTAATTGTCCACAAGTTCGTCGTTGTTGTAACGGCAGCATGTTCGTGCGGGTTGCGCCCGCATTTTAAAATATTTTATTGTTCTTAATTACAGGAGGAAATTTAAATGAATAAGGGACATGGAGCTGGCAACATGCCAAAACCAGGAGCAAATGTTTGCCCTGCAGGAAGCGGAAAAGGAAACATTGGAAAATCTCTCGGTGATCCACTAAGCGTCAAAATTAGGACAGGTAAGTCTGCTGACAAGCCTAAGAAGTAAATAATGTCAAAGAAGCTTTTAAGAGAGTATTTTGAGCTGTGCCCAGAAGGTCGCTGCCCCGTTGATGTTTTAACTGAATCTGAAAAAAGAAAAGTTATGAATGAGGGAGCAGTGTACCTTGTTGGCGTATGCCAGAGGGCAGGCGTTAAAAATGGCAATGGTAGGATCTACAACAAAGAAACTTTAAGTCGTGAGATTCAAAAATATCAAAATGCCATTAATGACCGTCGATCTTTAGGCGAGCTTGATCATCCTGATGATTCTGTTATAAATCTTAAAAACGCATCTCATTTAATTACGAAGATGTATTGGGATGGGGATAATGTAATGGGAAAAGTTGAGGTGCTAGACACACCTTCAGGAGCTATTCTTAAGGCATTGGTAAAGTCGGGTGTTAAGCTAGGGATTTCATCTCGTGGCTTGGGCTCTGTTAAGCAAGTTAATGGAGACACGATTGTTGAAGACGATTTTCAATTAATTTGTTTTGATGTTGTTTCAGAGCCTTCAACACCAGGCGCATATTTGGACCCTCACAAGTCTGCTAAAACTATAAACATATCGCCGACAATAAATAAGTATATTAATGAAGGCAAGCAGAACAAACTAGATGATCTTTTCAGTTCAATTTTAGGTGATTAAATGAAGTTAAATGAGTTTAAAAAACTACTACAACCAATGGTCAAGGACATGATCAAAGAGGCTCTCCTAGAGGAGGGTTTATTGTCGAATATTGTGTCAGAAGTCGCCAAAGGGCTTGTTTTAGCAGAGGTAAAAACTAACCAAGAGCCTCAAAGACAACGAGATCTTCACTCTGAAGCGGTCGAGGCGGCTAGAAGAGACTTACAAGCTACAAAAAATGAAAATAGACACATATTTGAGGGCACAGAGCCTGCGCCTTCAGGTGACGGCCGCGGCCCTCTTTCGGGAGTTGCACCAAACGACCCTGGTGTAGATATTAACAAGCTTTTAGGCGGTTCGCGAGACTGGTCTAAGCTAATATAGGAAAAAAAATGTCAAAAACAGTAAACGTATCAGTTAGCTTAAACGAGGTTGGAGGAAATCCACACCGCTTGATACGAAAATTCATTAAAAAGTGCAAAAAAGAAAGAATTATTGAAGATTATAGAGACCGTCGTTTTTACGAAAAACCTTCAGTAAAGAAAAGAAGAGACAAAAAACGAAAATTAAGAAATGCTAGAAAAGCAGAAGCAGAGAGAAATAGGAGCAAAGGATAGTGGCGACAACAGTAGCATCAGCAACATTAAAAGTTACTCTTAAGGAAGATATTGTCCTAAATGGCCGTCAGCAAGGCAGCGAAGCTGTTTTGTCAATCCCCAGCATCAATGAGATTTCAAAGAGAATTGTAACAGTTACGACTTCAAAGCATGAATTGATTAGCTTTTCTGGTACTGCTGGTAAAGGCATGTATATTTTAGCAGATATGCGCTATTTGAGATTTACAAACTTAGATGATACAAATCATTTATTTTTAATTTTTAAGAATGAAGACAACGATGAGTTTGTGGTAAAATTAGATAAAGGACAATCTTTTGTATATAATGGAGATTTGGATGGCGGAACAAATGATACAATGGAGGCTTTGACCGCTGGCACAGCCAGTGTTAGTAATGTAGGATATTTGCTTAGTGTCTCAGCACAAGCTGATACTGATTCTTGTGATTTAGAAATGTTTACAGCCTCAGCCTAAATTTAGAATGATTATTAGCAATATCCAATATACAAAACTAAATACATAGAGAGGAATTATTATGGCAACATTTTCAAGACACGTAGCTAGCGTAGGTAACGCAGCATCATACCAGGTATCTGGCATACCGTGGATTTCTGGTTCTTCGATGCCCATCAATGATGGAAGTGCGGACGGCGGCGCGGATGACATGCCGGCCGAAATTAAATTCGAGTTTCCAAGAGTCACAAAGTCTGTTACAATTCTATATGCAGCCGGCGCCGCTGGCACTCCCACAAATGGCGGAGGGACCATGCATGGTTCAACCACCGCGGGGCTTAGAATCCACTTTAACTCTACTGGGTCAGGTAATGTATTGTCAAAACGTCACTTTGTGGAGCTTAATGAGATTAACGAGTCAATGACTTTTAATGTGCGGTGCAAAGAGATATACATCTCTAGAGCGGAAACTGCTGATGGCGAACCCATTGAATTTAGGGTAATTTGTGACTTAACAAACATTCCTGCCGGCGAAATGGGTGCACTAACTGGCTCTGGCTTGACAGAGTAGGGAGATAAGAATTAATGTCAGGATTCAGATCAGGTCAGGGTGGAGGTTCACCAACAGATTTAAAGCCGAGAGATTCGGTTACAGTTCAAGGCACAACGCCTACGATTACAATTGGTGATGGTGGCGATGAAGATATTAAACTTCTCTTCAATAGCAACACCAACGACTACTATGTTGGATCTGATGCCACTGATGACAAGCTTCATGTCGGAGTTGGTTCTGCAATCGGCACGAACGTTGCGATAACGGTAGATAGCTCTGCTCAAGTTTCAAAGCTTAACCTAGCAGCTGCAGCGGTTGCTGTGGCTGATGATCACATTGTGATCCTTGACGGTGGTGCAACTGGTGCCCCAAAGGCAGAGAGCATTCAAGATCTTCTCTCCGCAATTGCTGGCTCTGGAATCAGTGTCAGTGGAAATCAGCTAGTAGCTGATGGTGGCGGAACGGCTGATTCAGTTGCCGCTGACAATATTTCTACTGGTGATGCAGCTATAAGTCTTGCTACAAGCACTGGCAATATCACTATCGATGCCCAAGGTAACAATACAGATATTATCTTTAAAGGCACGGATGCCACTTCAGACATTACGATGCTTACGCTTGATGGTAGCGAAGCTGGAGCAGCTACATTTAATTCAACTGTTACTGCAACTGGTTTTACTATTGGCTCTGCAGCAATCACTGAAGCAGAGCTTGAAATTTTAGACGGTGCTAGCGTAACTACTACTGAGCTTAACTTAATTGATGGTGATACCTCTAGAGGCACAACCGCAGTTGCAGACGGTGATGGCTTTCTACACAACGATGCCGGCACAATGAGAATGACAAATGTCAGCAAGTTAGCTGACTTGTTTGCTGGCACCGGTCTAGGCGCGTCCAGCTCAGTTTTGAGTGTTGATGCAGCACAAACAGGTATCACGTCTATTCTTGCAACAGATCTTAAGATTGGCGAAGATGACGAAACGAAGATCGACTTTGAAACTGCCGACGAGATTCATTTTTATGCGGCAAACGTAGAGCAAGTTTATTTAGCAGACAATATCTTCGGACCCCAGAGCGATTCTGATGTCGACCTAGGCACAACCGGCGTGCGCTGGAAAGACGCGTACATCGACACTATCACCACAACTAGTACCATCACCGCAGCCGGCAGAGTAATAGTTGACGACGCAACTGAAGCTACGTCGACAACTGACGGCTCACTACAGACCGATGGCGGATTAAGTGTTGCAAAAAGCGCAGTTATTGGAGACGATCTAGATCTGTTATCAAACGGCGCTATTCTTAATATAGGCAGCGCTCAAAAGTTTACGGCAACGCATGCCAACGCAAACAACACGCTAACAATAACTGCTGATCATAGATTGGCATTTGGTGATGCTGGAGATTATATTGCTGGAGATGGCACTGACTTATCAATTGTTTCAAGCGGCGCCGCTAATGTTAGTGCAACTATGTTAACAGTCACAACAGACACTGCCCTCTTTACTTCTGCAAATGCAAACGACCCACTAGTCACGATAAGAAACACCGCTGACGATGCAACTGGCGCTAGACTAGTGTTTGTTAAGGACAAAGGCTCCCCTGGTGCAGACGGCGATGACCTAGGTATAATCGAGTTTATTGGCGATGATGCCGCACAAACTCAGACTACGTTTGCTAAAATTGTTGCTGAAGTGTCTGAGGCTGATGATAGTGATGAAGCTGGTAAATTATCCTTCTTCGTAGCAGAAAGTGATGGCACCACGGTGCATCTGACTGAAGGGCTTATCTTAGAAGGTGAGCATGCAACAGATGGTCAAGTTGACGCAACAATCGGTGCAGGTGCAGCCTCAACCACAACGGTTGCTGGTGATTTAGCGGTCACTTCTGATGCTACAGTTGGAGACGATTTATCTCTTACATCAGATTCCTCTGTCTTCAACATGGGCGCTGGCAACGACTTCACAATCACGCACGATGGAACAACCGGAGCAACTATTGCTGGTAATCCAATTATTGTCGATTCAGGTGGCAATCTAACATTAGATGCACACACTGGAATTTTTATACTTAAAGATGCGGGCTCGGAAGTTCTTAGGCTTACCGAAGGCAATTCTGGCGATGTTACAGTCAAGTTAGCAACTGATGGGAAAGATCTAGTCTTCACAGACAATGGCGATGCCACGAACATGAAGATTCTCGATGCCGCGGCCGGTATTAATGTTCCCGGAGAAGTACAAACAACTAAAATAGCTTTTACTGATGGCGATGATGCAATCACAATTGCAGATGGTGGAGGAGTTACTTTTTCAGACACAGTTAAGATTCAAGATGACAAGACTTTGACCTTTGGAACAGGCGATGAGTGGACGATTGAATACGATGAAGATGGTGATAATGATTTAGTTTTGACCGGTTCAGATATTAGTATTGAAAGCAGCACGTCAGCTAAGCCTGTGATGCAGTTGCTTAATACCAATGCTGATGCAAATGGCTCTACATTTAAATTTAACAAGAATGGATCCAGTGTCGCTGATGGTGATGTTATAGGTAACCTTGAATTTGTCAGCGAAGATGACGGAAGTAATGTTCATACTTATGGTAAGGTGATCGGTTCTATTGATGTCGATGCTGCAGGCGAAGAGTCTGGCAAATTACAGCTTCAAGTGGCCTCACACGACGGTGGCGTTGAGGATGGTCTTATCTTAGTTGGAGGATCCGCGGACGCCGAGGTTGATGTAACTATCGGCAAGGGCACCGCATCTATTACTACCATAGCAGGTGGTATAGCTGTACAAGGCCTTCAAACAACATCTGCTAACTCTAGCGGCGTCGCGTTAACCACTAGTGGGCTGACTGGGTTAACCGCCGGCGCCGATAGTTCGAATGATACGTACACTCTTGCAAACGGTGAAGTAAATGGACAAATAAAAGAGATAACGCTCCTAGGCGCCGCGAACCCCGCATCAATTGATAATCAGGTTATAACAGTTGCAACAGCCGGCTGGAATAGCGATTCAGATCCCGATGGTATTATAACTATGACGGCGATAGGCGACTTTATAAGATTGATGTGGTTAAACCCTGGATCTGGATTTGTTTGGGTGCCGATTATAAGGATTGGAAACACAAGCTTAAGCGACTAATATGGAGGATAGTTTATAAAATGTCAGTAGGTCACTTTCCATTTTTCGGATTAACAAAGTTCGGAGGCTATTGGGATCCAAATACCAATACGCTTACAGGAACACTTGGAAATACCGGCATTGTATCTGAGACCCCAGTGAGCAATGCTCTTGCTAATGGCAATCTTAATTCTGTTGTTGTAACGCCTGCAGGTCGCCCACTTTTACCTTTTAATGGATTATATTTCTCCGTTAACACTGCGACAACTGGCTCATCTGGAACAATAATTGATAGCATGGGCTCCCTTAACATTAATGATTTGGTTATTTATGATGCTAACAATTCAAGCGATATTAAGTGGATAAGAGTTGATTTTGGAACTGTATTCTCGTCTGTGTTTTTTGGGGATGTAAGTCAAAACGGAATCGGAAATTCAAATCCAATATCTTTTACCTCGGACTTTGCAACCCCTAGAGCGTCATATTTTAGAATTTTATCTAAGAAGGGTGACGATGGTATTTTATTTTCTAAAGTTGAAGACGCCGGATCTTTAAGAATATCAACAGATGCAGAAGCAAAACTAGATGAGTTTTAAATGTGCGATAATATATATAAAAAACAGGAATCAAAAAAATGAGTAGATTATTTGTAGATAAGATTGCAGCGAACACCACCAACGGTGACGTTCATGTCGAAACAAACTTAATTGTTAGCGGAAACTTAAATGTTACTGGCACTTTTGATGCGCATGTTGCAGACTTTAAAGTTAACGCCAATTCAATGGTTCTTGGTGATGCATCCACGGATACTGTCACTTTTAATGCTTCGACAGCTTCGATTCCAAACAACTTAAGCTTCACGACTGGCTCTATTGCTGTCGGCACAACAACTTTTGTTGCCCCGTCTGGCGTGGCTAAGTATATACTAGTTTCCGACGCGTCCTCTGCTGGCATTAGCTTGAATGACACTCAAGGAACCCAATGGGACGTTTACTCAGCAGACGGTAGATTAAACTTTTTTGCCAGCGCCAACGGCGCTGGTGTTGCAAACAGAATGGCAATACTACACGATGGGCAAGTTGGCATTGGAACAATAGCCCCATCTACGCTCTTGGAGGTCGCAGGCGACGTAAAAGTCAGTGGTGCGAACAAGCTGTACCTTTTCGACTCAGGCGGCGAATATCTTTCATCTGACGGAACAGACCTCACAATCGCTGCTGGCACTGCAATTAACATTGCAGCCGGCGTACTAGATTTAAGCGCTCAAACAGTTGACGTTACTTTAAATGCCGCTGTTGACGCACTTAATTTCGATTCAAACACCCTATCGATCGATGCTAGCAACAACAGAGTTGGTATCGGTACCGCAGCCCCGGCTATGCCACTGCATGTTGTCAACTCTGCTGGTGGACGAATTATGCTCCACAGATCGTCCGGAGATAGTAGCAGCCAATTAGGTGGAATTCTATTTGGGGCTAATGATGGTGATACAAACCTAGCAATGATAACAGCTTACCAAGATGGTGCTGCTGACGCTGCTTATATTTCGTTTGAAACTGAGGCAACTGGCGGTTCGTTGGCTGAACGCCTTCGCATCACCAGCGCTGGCAACGTTGGTATTGGCGTGACCGACCCAGATGAGCTTTTAGAGGTCGCTGGCGATGTTAAAGTTAGCGGCGCCAACAAGCTTTATCTTTTCGATTCTGGCGGTGAGCACCTCTCATCTGATGGAACAGATCTCACAATTGCCTCCGGCCAGGATATTAACTTAACAGCGACAACTGACATTAATATTCCCGCCAATGTTGGACTTACACTTGGCAGCGATGGCTTCAAGCTTGAAGGCAATGGAACCGATTTGACAGTCACGTCTAGCAATGATATCAACTTAACAGCGACAACTGACATTAATATTCCTGCTAACGTTGGACTTACTTTTGGTGACGATGGTGAGAAGATTGAAGGTGATGGAACTGATCTAACTATTTCTGCGGGTGCCGCCATCAATATTGCGGCTGGCACTTTAGACCTTAGTGCTCAAACAGTAGATGTTACGTTAAACGCTGCTGTCGATGCTCTTAATTTCGATTCAAACACTTTATCAATCGACGCCAGCAACAACAGAGTCGGTATCGGAACGGCCGCACCACAGCGCCAGCTTCATATTGAGAACACGGATACTAGAGTCTTGTTGAAGTCTACTGCTACTAATAGTAATTGCCAGATTAGATTTGAGACAACAGCTTTGGAAACGACAATTGGTGCCAATATTAAAACAAATGGTTCGCAGTTTGAGATTGTCGATACCACTAATAATGTTGCACGATTAACAATAGATAATGCTGGCAATGTTGGCATTGGAACGGCTAGCCCTAGCAGCCTTCTTCATGTCGATGGTGATGCCTTAATTGGCGATGATCTATCCTTGAAATCCGACAGCGCAGTACTTAACTTCGGTGCAGATGATGACGTATCATTAACACATGTCGCTGACACAGGCCTTCTGCTTAACGGCACAATGAAGATTCAGTTCAATGACGCATCACAGTTTATCCAAGGCTCTTCAGCTACAGTACTATCCATTGGGGCGACGGATGAGATTGATCTTACAGCGACAACTATCGACATCAACGGCGCCGCTGATATTAGCGGAAATCTTGTTGTTGGCGGCAATCTTACAATCAACGGAACAACCACAACGGTTAATTCTACAGTTCTAACTGTTGAAGATCCAATTATAACAATTGGCGATGCTGCAGGCGATATCGCCGCGGACGACAATAAAGATCGTGGTATAGAATTTAAATACCACAACGGATCTTCTGCTAAAGTTGGATTCTTTGGATTTGATGATAGCACAGGCAAGTTTACCTTTATTGCAGACGCAACAAATTCATCTGAAGTTTTCAGCGGAACAGTGGGCCCAATTGATGTAGGTGCGATTAGCGCGTCTTCACTTGAAACATCAGCCGCTGCCACAGTCGGCACGGATCTAACAGTTACCGGTGGCGACATTATCTTTGGAAATGGCCAAAGCGCGACAATTGATGTTGCAGATGTTTCTGGTACGGATACTTCTGGTAAGGACCTTACCTTGCTGGCAGGCGCCGGCACAGGAAACGCAACCGGAGGAGAATTTAGAGTTGAGTTAGCACCAAATGTTAACTCTAGCGGCACCTCGGTCAACAGCCATGCTCGCATGCTGACTATTACTGCTGGTTCTGTTGCAAATGGCGCCGGCGGTCTGATGCTGTTTGAGGGAGCAAATTTGAGAGTGACTCCAGATACAGCAGCGAGCGTGGATGCAACGCTCTGGGCCACAGGTGGCGAAGGCCAAAATGCTAATTTAAAATTAGTTTCCGACGATCATGATGACGCCGGGGACGCGTGGCAGGTTAGAGGTACAGGCGCCAGTGGCTTGCTTTTCCAGAATGACATAGCCTCAAAAGACACTTTTGTTTCTCAAATGAGCTATATTCCCCATGCCACAGCTGCTAGTGGTTATCTGTCTCTGGCTGGAAGCCTTAAAGTTGGAAGCAACATTATTCAAAACTCTGAGGGCACAACGACCATTACAATGGACACCAGTGAAAATATCACTGTGGCCGGCGGCATTGTCTCCACTGGCAATCTTACCGTTAATGGTGATGCGTCTTTTGCTGATGACGTAACGCTTGGCTCTGATGGTGCGATTGTTAACTTTGGCGCCAACAGCAAAGTCACTCTAACTCACAGCACTGACACAAACTCAGGTTCGGCTACTGCTGAGGGTGTGATATTACAAACATCATCAGCTTTAGATGACGACATGGCATTCCCTCTTGTCCTCTCTCACCTTACCTCTGGCAACCCAGATGGCCCGGATTCAGATCCTTCCCCTGGCTTGGGTGTTGGATTAGGATTTCAAATTGATTCTGATGCCGGAGCGCTTCAAGAAGCGGGAGCGATTACTGTACAGACCGTCGATGCAACGAGTGGGGCAGAGTCGTATGGCATGACTTTTTCTCTAATGAAAAACGGCGCCACGCCAACCAGTATATTGTCGTTGGATAACGATCTCGGCGGTGGCGGCAACACGCACATGCAGCTTTATCATGATATGACAAATTATGCTAAGTTTCAAGTTCAAGCCAATGGATATTTAACTATTAGCACTGAAGATAGTGACGGAACAGTCGGCCACATGTCCTTGCAACCCGATGGTGATTTTGAAATTAAGCCAGCTGGAAATACTATTACATTCAAAAACAGCAGCAATGATACGGCGATTAATTTTGATATAGCTAGTGCAGACGCGTCAACAATTAGTTTTGGTGCAAATAGCGAGATTACTTTAAAAAATGTACACGACACTGGGCTAACCTTAACGAACACTATTAGCGACACAGACAACCGCCCAATTGTTCTGCAGTTAAAGTCCGAAGAGGATGATATTGCAGCTGACGACGTCATCGCGTCTATCGAGATGGCTGCTGGCGACTCTGATGGCACAGATGGAGCAACGGTGGCTGCAGGTATTCATGCAATCGCAGAGGGTGCATTTAGCGCCAGTGCCAATGCAACCAAGCTAGTGTTCACAACTGGTGCTAGCGAAACTGCAGCTTCAAGTGCAACTGCAAAAATGTCTCTATCGTCTACAGGTGTGCTTGACGTCAAAGCAGGTATAGAAATTACTGACAATGATGCGGACACTATAACGGCAACCGGTGGATCTGCTGTTACGGCAGGGACTGTAACTCAAACTGCTCGAAAGGGAGTTATTACTGTTGACTTGGCAACTAATAGCTGCAATATTGCTGCTTCATCTACATACATCATCACACTAACAAATGCTTTTTGCGACACAGATAGTGTTGTGTTCGCGTGTAGCACAGTTGATCAAGGAGCAGTTGGTATTTCTGTAACAGCGCTTAGTAATTCTGGATGTAAAATAAATGTTCAGAACGCTCATCCATCTCAAGCTATTACAAACAACTTTACTATTAACTATGTGATACTCTAGTGTTGGATTTTAGTTAAAACTTAAAATCAGTCATTTGCAAAAATTAATTACTATTTATTATGGAAAATATTCTCAGGAGAAAATAAATGTCAGACATGCTAGAACAAGCTATTATCGATGCTGAGGCTCTAAAGGATGCAGCAGTAAAAAATGCTGAAACTTTAGTTTTAGAGCAGTATTCAGGTCAGATTAAAGAAGCAGTTCAGGCTATGCTTGAGCAGGAGGATCCTTTGGCTGATTTAGGCGGTGGTGATCCTCTTGGAGGCGACGCCGGCGCAGGTGATGCTGCAGCTGCAGGACCTGCGGCTGGAGAAGGAGCAGAATCGGCAGAGTCTAATGTGATTAAGCATATTCCTTTGGTTGCTGACGCTCGCGGCCCAAACGAGACTGTTACAATTCCTCTTGATTCCTTAATGGAAGAGCTTAAGCTTATGAGTGAGAACTTAGAGCATCAGCTTGAAGAAGAGTTTACCTTTGATGAAGGAATCGCTCGTGGCGTAACGGATGCTTTAGTTGACTATGATCCTGATGCCGCTGGCCCTGGACAAATGAACGAAGAGGAAGAACTAGAGGAAGTAGAGCTAGATGAAGAGTTTATATCAGATCTAGCCGAGGCTCTAAAAGTTGATATTCTTCCAGTTAAGTCTGGATTCTTGTCTACCCCTGAATCTGCATATGAACTAGCTGAGGAAGAAATCCTTGCCCTTGAGCAAGACTCTGAAGTTAGAGAGAAAAAGGCTGCTATGAGAAGAGCAGTCGAAGAATTAAAAGCTGTCAACGAGGTTCTACAAAGCAAAAATGATGAAATTTCAGAATCTCTTGACGAAGCAAAAGACTTTATTGTCAAGTTACGCGATGCAGTTGTTGTGTTGAAAGAAAAGATGGAGGCAACTTCACTTTCTAACGCACGTCTTCTGTATCAAAATAAAGCTTTAACCAGCGACTCTTTAAATGGGCGGCAAAAACGTAAGCTTGCCGAAGCTGTTTCTAAAGCTACAACAATTGAAGAAGCAAAAGTAATCTATGAGACACTTCATAGCACAGTGGGCAGCACCAACCCTGCGAAGCAGCCAAATTCACTGCGCGAGGCGGTAGAGAAGTCTTCTTCTGTGATCCTGGCCGGATCCCGTAAAGCGGAAAAAAGCCAAAAAGAAGATCCTTCGTTTGATCGTTGGAGATTTTTAGCAGGAATTAATAAAGACTAATTTATAGGAGGATTTCAAAATGTCTGTATTACAAAAATTAACAGAAGGCATTGTTAATCGGAATCTTTCAAGAGATGGTGCTGCCCTAATGGATAAGTGGGAAAAGACCGGTCTTCTTGAAGGAATTACTGATCAAAATCAACGCCAAGGAATGGCCCGTCTCTTAGAGAATCAGGCCGCACAGCTTCTTAAGGAGGCTTCAACTCTAGGTGCAGGTGACGTCGAAGGTTTCGCTTCGGTTGCTTTCCCTATCGTTCGCCGTGTTTTCGGTGGACTTATTGCTAATGAGCTTGTGTCGGTTCAGCCGATGAGCTTGCCTTCGGGCCTCATCTTCTTCCTCGACTTCAAGTACGACGACGGGGATCTCAAGTCCGGAGCGACCGAAGATGCGTCGGTATATGGCGGTGGACGCCTCGGTGCAGAGATCACTGGTGGTGTGCTCCTTACGGGTGTTAACGCTGAGCGTGGTTTCTACGGCCTCACTAACGGCTATTCTAGCCCAAGTGGTTCCGTAGTGGCAACTGCTGCGATCAAGACTGCTTCTGCAGAGGATGGTAGCACTGTCGTTATGAGTGGTGCTCTTCGCTTAAATCAGCTTACGGGCTCGAATGCATTTGCAAGAAACTTGCTTAAGCATGATCCTGATTTGGTTGAAGCTCGACGCTACATTGTTCTGACCGTCGCCAAGTCTGATCTTACTGACTTCGACGAGAATAATCTTATCGCGGTTCAGTGGGAAGGCACTGCAGTTACTGCAGATACTGCTGGTGATGCTGGCGAGATTTTGAATGGAGCAAACAACGGCATTCAGATTCGTCGACTGACTCAGGTCGACCCAGACAATGCTGCCAATCTTATGCTCGTTTTCGAGCGTACAACTGACAGCACACCTACTGTTAGCGACAGCACGCCCGATCTCGCATTGGCATATGCACGTCAGGACAACTTTGATAACACTGCAGCTAACGTCCCTGGTGGCGTTGTTGGTGATATCTTCGCTCTTGAGGGTGCAAACAATAATAACGCCGGTACATCTGTCGGTGGTGAGTTTGTTGGTGATGATAGTGGCACTGGCGGGGCGCACGTCGACAGCATGAAAGAGCTTAACATCGACGTGTCCAGCATCGCTGTGACCACGCAGACCAAAAAGCTCAAGGCTAAGTGGACCCCTGAGCTTGGTCAGGATCTTAATGCGTACCATAACTTGGATGCCGAGGTTGAGCTTACTCAACTTCTTTCCGAGCACATTGCGCTTGAGATTGATCGCGAGATCATGAGTGAGTTGGTTACGCAGGCTACTGCTGATACCTTCCATTGGTCGCGACGACCTGGTAAGTTTCTGGATCGAAGCAGTGGTGAGCAGGTTGGTGGCGATGTTGCCAATGAGTCTCTCATGGGTGCTGACTTCACCGGTACTGTGTCCGAGTGGTACGAGACTCTGATCGAGACCATCAATGATGTGTCGGCTCAGATTCACCGTAAGACTCTCCGCGGTGGCGCTAACTTCATTGTCTGCGGACCAGAAGTTGCTAATATCCTTGAGTTCACCTCTGGTTACCGTGCAAACGTTAGCCATGAGGATAGCCGTGGTGATATTGGTGCAGTTAAGGCTGGTAACCTTAGCCGTAAGTTCGATGTTTACGTCGATCCTTACTTCCCTCGTTCAACGATCCTTGTTGGTCGTCGTGGGGCTAGCTTCCTTGAGAGCGGCTATGTTTATGCACCTTACGTGCCTCTACAGGTTACTCCGACAATCTTCGGTACTGAGGACTTCGTGCCCCGTAAGGGCGTGATGACTCGTTATGCCAAGAAGATGGTCCGACCTGATATGTACGGTCTGGTTATCTGCCATGATCTCTTAGGCTAAGCTTAAAGATTTGGTTATAACGCCAAACGACCCCGCCTGTTCATTCAGGCGGGGTTTTCTTTTGTCTTCAAACTATTTACCTTGTACAATAGGAGATAAAATGTATGTCGCTCCCAAACCTTACACCCGCATCTTCAGCCAGCGCAGTTGTTCTGCCTGAGACTGGCTCTTTATCAAACGCAGCGATATCAACCAATTATCCCTATGGAATATACGCTTCTGGCTCGCTTTCAAATAGTAGTTTTGTCACAGGCGCAGCAGAGCAAGTAAATTATACTTACCGCAAACTCGGCGGTGATATACTTGACATTGAACTAACAGAGAAGAATATATTTGCATCTTATGAAGAAGCTGTGCTAGAGTATTCTTATATTTTAAATGTCCATCAGGCAAAAAATATACTTCATAGCGCTTTGGGCTCTACAACTGGCACTTTTGATAGTGATGGCGAAAGAACAGATGCTAAGGCTGACGACAAAATACAATTAAAATATCCAAAGTTTAGATTTGGCTACGCCAAAAGAGCTATGGACCACAGCATTTCAGAAACTGGCTTAGGCGGGACAACTCCAGTGTATACAGCTTCCTTTGACGCAGTGTCCCAAAAACAAGAATATGATTTACAAGAGATAGTCCAGAATCTATCTTTAACTGGAAGCTCAAATTATCCGGGCGTTGTTGATAACAGTAGGGTTATCATTCGCAGAGTGTACTATAGGACTCCTCATACAATGTGGAGATTTTATGGATACTATGGAGGGATGAATCAAGTTGGTAATATGTCAACTTATGGCATGTATGCAGATGATTCAACATTTGAAGTTATTCCCCCATGGCACAACAAACTTCAAGCCATGGCATATGAGGACGCGATCTACACTAGGAACTCACACTATTCATACGAAATTCAGAATAATGTTTTAAAATTATTTCCGTTTCCAACAACTTTAAGTCCCGAAAAATATTTTTTTGAATTTACTGTGCACAGCCCTGATGAAATATTCGAAGAACAAGATATTAAAAAAGATGGAATTGATGGCGTCAACAACATGAACACGCTTCCTATGTCTAATATACCTTATGAGAATATCAATGCCATAGGAAAGCAGTGGATTCGTAGATTTGCTCTTGCTTTGACAAAAGAAACACTTGGGCAAGTGCGCTCAAAGTTTGGAAACGTTCCAATTCCAAACAATACTGTACAGCTTAATGGAGCTGCACTTATTACAGAGGGCAAAGACCTACAAAACAAGCTTCGCGAGGAACTTCAGAAAGTTCTAGATGAAATGACTTATGAAAAGATGGTGGAAACTCAAAGCAATATCACTGAGAAGACTCAAGGCATTGCAAAACACTATCCTTTCTTTATTTACCAGGGATAGTATAGATGGCTGATGAAACAGATAAGTGGACAAGACCAGCTGTGCCTCCACCGCCCTTGTTTTTAGGCGAAAAAGAACGCGATCTTGTCAAGCAAGTTAACGATGAAATCATTGAGCGTGTTATTGGGCAAGCAATTGCTTACTATCCTATTGATTTAGAGCGCACAAGATACCATCAGCTTTACGGTGAGGCAATTGTAAAAACATTTTTGCCACCGGTTCGCGTGCATGCTTTGATCGACTTTCAGGGTCAAGAAACAAAGGCTGAAAATCATGGAATTGACAAAATGACAAAGATAACTGTGCATTTTCACAAGCGTAGGTTGACCGAAGACCAAGATTTGTTTGTTAGAGAGGGGGACTTTGTGCTCTATGGCGAAGCGTTCTACGAGATTGTGTCTTTAAAAGAAGCAAAAGAGCTTTTTGGCCAAGTTGATCGAAGAATAGAGATATCAGCACAATGTATACGTTCAAGGGAGGGCTTGTTCGATGGCACGTGATAAACAAAAAGGCGATGTACAAGAAAAAGAAAGAGATATACCCTATTACAAGTCTGATTTAGAAGATGTTGACATGTCTGTATTTAATTTTTTCAATAAAAAGCTTAATATCAGCACCAGAACCAATAAAGGCTTTGCATCTGTGCCTATTGTGTGGGCTGGATACGAAAGAGCTAACAATGTAAAGCGAGACGACATTAAACGAGACTCAAAAGGTAACGTTACTTATCCTATAATTGTTATTGAAAGAGGGAATATTGTAAAAGACCTGCAAAATGCAAAATCCTTTCCTTACGCAGCTGTCGACCCCCGCGGAGATTTGAAAGGCGGGCTAATAGAGATCAACCGCGTTATAAAACAAGATAAAACTTCAAACTTTTTAAAAGCTGATACAATGTCTCGTTTATCGCAAGAAGGTCTTCCTGTAAAAAGAGGTCAAGAAAGCAATAAAGTTGTTTACGAAACCCTAACCATACCTATACCCATATATGTTAATATTGATTATAAAATAGTTGTCAGAACAGAGTATCAAGAGCAAATGAACGATATAATGACGCCAATTATTAGAGCGTCAAATGCGCATCGTAGAATTATGATTGGTCATGGTGGAAATGCTTATGAAGCCTTTATGGATGACAGTTATTCAGTAGCAAACAATATTTCAAATTATGAAACTAATGAGAGAAAATACGAAACATCTATGAATATGAAAGTTTTGGCTTATCTTATTGGGGACACTAGAAATCAGAAACAACCTCGTGTTGTTCGCAGAGAAAATCCAGTCAAGGTGCGCCTTTTAAGAGAGAGAGTTGTGGTCGGTGACATCGACGACGTATTTTAGAATTAAAAGGATTTTGCATTTAGGATATACTATTTATTAGAGAAAAATGTTCTACAAAAAGAACAACCTTTAGTGGTTAAGGAGTAAAAAAATGTCAGACGATAGATTTAAGTTTATTTCACCGGGCGTCTTCATCGAGGAGATTGATCAGTCACAGTTGCCGGAGTTAACTGAGCGCATGGGTCCAGTTGTTGTTGGGCGTTTTCGCAAAGGACCATCAAATAGACCTGTAAAAATTAAAGATTTTAACGAGCTAGTTGACGTTTTTGGAGCGCCTGCTCCTGGAAACGCATCTGGCGATATCTGGCGCTCTGCTGCGATGACAGCACCCACTTATGCTGCATATGCTGCTCAAGCTTGGTTAAGAAATAATACTCCTTGCACCATTATCCGCTTGCTTGGTGTTTCGCACGAAGATGCAGACTCATACAGCACCAGCCCAACTGCTCCTGCAGGCTGGAGAACGGCTAATACTATAGCGAAAACCGGATCCGTAGGTGGAGCTTACGGCTTGCTTGTCATGCCTGATCCTGATGCAACAAATCAAGGTGCAACGACAGGCTCTCTGGTAACCACAATAAAAATTCAACAAGACCTTCAAGCTGGCCACTGGATTAAGATTGGAATTCCAAACCATCTTCATGTAGGCGGCGTGGGCGCAACTCCAAACGAAGCGCAGTCTCTGCAGTTTCTTTTCGCGGCTAACTCGGACGCCCCAGGAGACCAAACATCAATCAAGATTCTTGCTGGTACTGGAACTGGAGAAGCGAACACTACAGAAGCGATGAACAGGCTAGTTGCTCTTATTAACGGAAGCACTGCAGAGGGCGCTGGTCAGCAGGCCGCGCTCGATGCCTTGGAAAATGGCGCTTATGGCGTGCATGCTGCCGGCACAACTGGTGTTGCCTCGTTAGCAGCTATTCAAGCCTCTCTCACTGCTAGCTACACTGCTACCAATGTAGGCGCTGAGGACAACGCAGTAGGGACGCTCACAATCTCGACTGTTCAGGGAGGAAACTTACCTAACAATATTAGAATTATGGTGCGCGATTCTCTTATCGGCGGCGCCGATGGTGTCGCTACTCTTGGAGTCGCAACTGTCGATTCTGAGAATCATGCTGAGATGGAGTTAACTTCATCAACCGCTGTGCCTGTTACAGGAGCTTTGGGTGCCATCTGGTATGTTGAAGATGGCTACGTCCAGCTAATGGGAACTCCCCGTGATGCTCTTGATTCTGATAATGTACCAGTTACAAGTTCTGGTGTTTGGATTCGTTCGACAGGAGGCCAGTCTTTCCACGCAAGGGTTGCTTCAGGTTCTGCTGGAACTGTCTTGCAAGGAGCTAAGTTTAATTTTGATCCAACCTCGGATCAATTCATCCGTAAATCCTTTAACACTGATCCAACTGCAACTAATTCTGATTTGATTGATACATCAGCCGGCGGCGCTGTGCAGAAATACTTCTTGGGCGAGACCTTTGAGGAGGAGATTCGCACAAGGCTAAGTGCTAACTCTGTTAGCGCTTCAGCTGCAGGTGATTATCTTGCATGCGTTGTTGGTCTTAGCCGGCCCACACCTTCAACTGATTGGTCTAATCACCTTGTCTCTGCAACAGCAGGCGGAACTGGTTGGTTCTTCTCACAAGACAAGCGTGGAGCTGTTGAATCTGGTAACGGATTTGATCCAACTGATACTAGCATGGTTGAGAAACTTTTCCGGTTTGTTGCTCTTGACAATGGCGAGATGACAAATAGAGAAATTAAAATTTCACTAGCAGACATTAAGCAGCCTGCTAATAACTTTGTAAAGTTTGGATCTTTCACTGTGTTGATTCGCGATGCAAAAGATACAGACAATAATCCAGTTGTCTTAGAAAGATACACAGGAGTTAACTTAGATCCTACATCTTCAAAATACATTGGCAGGGTTATTGGTGACAAAGAGTACGCCTATGATACTGTCTCAAGAACAGTTAGACAGTATGGTACCTATGATAATGCATCTAAATTTGTACGCGTGCTTGTCTCTGCTTTTGTTGACGCAGGAAATGCTGAAGGATTGCTTCCTTTTGGTGTATACGGACCTGTTGTGCCTGATACCTTGGAAGTTCTAGGAAATCAAGGTCATACTGATGCTGATCCTAAAATTAACAATTTAACTCTCGCCACTCCTGCTGATATTAAAGGCGCTGGATCTTGGGTTGTTGGAGCAGATAGCTTACCAACTGCTTCTTTGCAGAACATCGATGCTCTTGTTAATACGGCCGCATCGCCTATTGATGGGGATGGTAGTGACAACGTTGTTTGGGATGCTGGTCGCGCCGATCTTACTGGTGCCATTGAGTGGCCATCAAATAGAATTAGAGTTAGCGCTTCCGAGGGAGACTTAACTCGCCTATCTCAGGCCTACTTTGGATATCAATCCAATCGTGCCGGCACTAGAATATTTGCTGAGGAAAACTTGGACCACTTCAGAGGGCCGGCACTTGGAGTTGACATGTTTAGTCAAACAGTTAGCGCTAGCCATTACTCTTGGATCTTTACTTTGGATGATCTGGTCGTTGTTAATTCTGCTGATGGGCTATCAGTTAAGTCCGCAGTTCACACTAGTGGATCCCGAGCTAGCGCCACATCAAAGACCGGCCTAAGCGGATCAGACTCAATTCTTGATGCGGGATTCAACCGGTTTACCTCTCCAGTTTTTGGAGGCCAAGATGGTCTAGACGTCACAGAGAAGGATCCGTTCCGGAATCGTTACTTGTCTACCGGATCGTCGGCGACTACAAACTATGCTTGGAATACTATTGAGCGATCAATTAATGTTCTGTCAGACCCAGAGTTTATCGAGTTTGATATCGCAACAATTCCAGGCTTAACCAATCAAACTCTTACTGATCAGCTTGTTGTTGCAGTTGAGGAACGCGCTGATGCTTTGGCAATTATTGATCTTAGCGGAAGTTACGAGCCTCCTCATGAGGGCATTGTTGCCGGCGAAGCAGTCTCTAGAAGAACTGGGTCAGTTGATAATGTTGTTGCAAATCTTAAGGGTCGAGGCCTTAACTCAAGTTACGCATGTGCCTTCTTCCCGTTTGTTCAGATTCGAGATACGGTGAGCGATGCGATTCTATTCGTCCCGCCCTCCGTTGTCGCTCTGGGTACTATGTCTAGTTCGCAGCGCAGATCAGCAGTCTGGTTTGCCCCAGCTGGATTTACCCGCGGTGGCTTAAGCGAAGGTTCTGCCGGCTTGCCTGTTGTAGGAGTGCGCACCCGCGTTACTTCCGACCAGCGTGACAAGCTTTACGATGCAAACATTAATCCAATTGCAAGTTTCCCTGCAGAGGGTATTGTGGTGTTCGGTCAGAAAACACTTCAGGTTACGCCTTCGGCCCTTGACAGGATTAATGTTCGACGGCTTCTTATCTTCCTTAAGAAGGAAATTTCCAGAATTGCATCGAGAACACTCTTCGAGCAAAACGTTCAGTCGACTTGGGATCGCTTCAAAGGCGAGGTTAACCCATTCTTGGCTGGAGTGAAAGCTGGGCTAGGCTTAACCGACTACAAGTTGGTTCTCGACAGCACCACAACCACAGATGAGCTTGTAGATAGAAACATTCTATACGCAAAGATTTTCATTAAACCAGCAAGAGCCATTGAGTTTATCGCACTTGATTTTATTATCACACGCAGTGGCGCATCTTTTGACGATTAAACTAGTTAATGATATAGGAGACCAGATACATGGCATTTTTTACAGAGACAGATAAAAAGTTAGGCAATCCTTTCGAGCCTAAAAGAAAATTCAGATGGCTTGTGAGCTTCAGTAATATTGGACAGCAAGCTAGCTTTATGTGTGTTAGCGTCTCCAAGCCATCAGCCAACATAGATGTTCACAAGCATGAATTTTTAAATCATGAATTTAAATTTCCAACCAAGCTTAAGTGGCAACCTATAAGCGTTAAGTTTATTGATTCGTTTCAAGCAGACATGGGAAATAAATTCTATAATTTAATGAGAAATTCTGGTTACCAAGCACCTGAAAGCTTTGAGGCTGCAAAAATGGGCTTTACTAAGTCACAAATGCAGTTTGCTATCGGTCAAGTTACAATTAGCCAGTATGATGGTGGTGACGTCGATGTAGATCCGTCCACTGTTGCAATTACTGACAACCCAGGCTTTAACTTAGGAGTGCCAAGAGAAACTTGGACTTTGCATAATTCTCTTATGACTTCTGTTAAATTTGGTGACGGTTTGAGTTATACTGATAATGGCATAGTTGAAGTTGAAGTTGGTTTAGAGTATGATTATGCTACAATTTTAACTGGCCCACTAGCAGTATAAAATAAATAAATTTACGAGGTAAAAATGAGAAACAACGAGAAGCGCGTTGGGCAACCAGGGGGCCAAAACCCTGAGAGCCCAGCTGCAGCAGTTGCTGCGCAGCAGTCTCAACCACTTTCTTTTGTAACACCAACGCAGTTTGTTGAGTTGCCTTCTAAGGGAGAGCTTTATCCTGAAGGACACCCTCTTCATAAGCAAGGGGTTATCGAAATTAAGTATATGACTGCCAAAGAAGAAGATATCCTAACTTCAGAGGCTTTGCTTAGACAAGGCTTGGCGTTGGAGCGTCTTTTGTTTAGCATTATTTTGGATAAAAGAATTGATCCCGAAACACTACTTTCGGGAGATCGCAATGCAATACTTATTGCGGCCAGAGAGAGTGGGTATGGTGCATTATATGAGACAAAAATAACTTGTCCCTCATGTGGTAGTGTGTCGGACTATACTTTTAGCTTAGAGGAAAAAACACTTAGCTTAGGCTGCTTAGATGACAACATACTCAAAGACAATTCTGTTAGATTGAAAGACGGAGTGCTTTATACAATGCTTCCCAAAACTGGTGTTGAGGTAGGCTTTAAGCTTCTTACAGGCAAAGATGAAAATGATTTGTCAAACCAGTCAAAACAAAAGAAAGCCAAAGGTCAGCATAATACGGTTACAGATCAGTTGTATAAAATAATTACCTCTGTAAACGGAAGCGAGGATAGATATACAGTGCATGAATTTATTATGTCTATGCCTATTAGTGATTCTAAACTTTTAAGAAAACTGCATAGGAAAATGACACCTAATGTAGATTTAACTCAGCTATACGGCTGTTCTAAGTGCGGTCACACCACAGACATGGAGGTGCCGTTTAATACGGAATTTTTTTGGCCTGAATGATGAATATATGGAATATGTCTATAATGACTTTTTCCTATTAAAATACCACGGTGGCTGGAGTTTCATCGAAGCCTATAACTTGCCTGTGGGATTGAGAAAGTGGTTCTTGAAAAGGTTGCAACGTCAATTTGAAGACGAAAAAGATGCGATCGAAAAGGCCAATGAAGATAGTTAATACGAGGAGGGCTAGCGCCCTCCTTTTCTTTTTTGTATTAGCACTATTTAGTTTAAGGGGTACAGTAAGATGTCTGACGCAGAAAATCTAGAAAAAATCCTGCAGCTAATGAAAGACATAGCTGCAGAGAAGATAAAAGCTAGTCAGCTAAGTCGTGGCGAACGAGAGGACGTCGCCGCGTTGTCTAATTTATTATTACAGCAAGAAAGTACCACAAACAAGCTTATACAGCAATATAATAGAAAAATACAGGCTGCTAGATCTAATCAAAAAGAAGAACTCGCGCTGCAGCTTGAACAAGAAAAAAAATTATATGACTTTATTCAAAGAAAAAGACAAGCTGAGGGCAATGCTCTTAAACAAAGCGCTGAAGAAGCCCGCAAAAATAACGACATTCAGATTAGAGATCGAAAAGATGCTCAAGATAAATTAGAAAATAATGTTAAAGCATCTTTTGACAGGCAAAGCAGCAGTTATAGGGCGTCGAATGTATTGTTGAAAAAAGTTCAAGAAGCTCAGCTTGCTGCTCTCGGCAACCTGGCCACAAAGATGAATGTTAACACAAAGAAAGCCGGCGCCGGCGTACAAAACGTATTTGGCGAGATTATTAAAGGAAGCGGCGGTCTTGGAGGCAAGGTAGTAAAGATTGGTGGAGAATTATTAGGTGAAGTTATCGGCATGGGTGCGGATGTTTTAGAAGGCCAAGCAGACACAATTAGCACAGCTACTAAAAACATTGTTAAAGATTTAGACACTCAGTACAGAAACTTCAGAAAAACAATTGGTTTTGGACTCAAAGAGTCCCAAGCAGCATTTCTTGCCGTAATGGACGACGAAGCTGAGCTAGCTCAGAGATTTAATAACAATGCGGCCGCAGCACGAGCCGGTTTGAAGATGATATCCGATATCTATATTGATCCTAGTGATGCCGCGGCCGCGATGAAAGAGCTAGCACAAGGTGTTTCTACATTCTCAGAAGTAATGAAAGCCACTCCAGATATTGGCGCAGCCATGGCCAACAACGTTGCAGCTCTGGGTCGCCTAGGTATCTCACAACAAGCTACAGCCAAAACAATGGAAATTGGCTCAAAAGCTATGTCTATGAACGGCATAGAAATGATTAAACTTACGCGTCAAGTTGTTGCGACAGGTTTAGCAATTGATAAAGACTTGAATCAGGTCATGGCAGACTTTAATACTATGGCGCCTCAGCTAACTCAGTTTGGTGAAAACATGACCACAGTTTTTGCTAAGCTTGAGGCTCAGTCTAAAGCAACAGGTATTGCTGCAGGTGATCTTTTAAATACTGCAATGAAGTTTGATACTTTTGAAGGCGCAGCGCAAGCTGCTGGTAAGCTAAATGCTATCTTAGGAGATACTGTTGTCGATACAATGGCACTAATTCATGCCTCGCCAGATGAAAAAATTGAAATGTTACGACAAAGCCTTGATGATGCTGGCAAGTCATTTGATGATATGCATCGTCGCGAGCAACAAGTTATTGCTACTAGTTTAGGATTAGGCAGTGTCATGGAGGCGCAAAAGCTATTCAACGAAGAAAATGCTGATGCATATGAAAGCTATGCTAGTAATTTTGAAAAAGGAATCGATACAAGCAAAACTCAAGACCAAATTAAAGAACTTGCCAAGTCAACTGCAACAATTAATGATGTTCTTGAGGGAGCTGCATCAAATATGGCTAGCACGATTAACGTTGCTACTTCTGCGTTAAGAGCTACAGCAGAGACTATATATAAAACATTTACTGGCACTACAGATACCGTTCGAGGTCTCGCTGGTAGTTCAGACACTGCGTCAAAAGCAGCGATTCAACAAGCAAAAGCAGCTGACAAGGTTCAGGAGAGCAATAAGAAACTAAAATCCTCTTATGATAACTTAAAGGGGGCAGCTCCAACGCCAACTGCAGCAAAGGTACCTTCTCCAAAAGAAGCGCCAAAGGGAATCATCGAAACTCTCATGCCTGCACCAAAAAAAGCTGTGGATCCTTCAGAGATATCAAAAGCTCAAGCACTTGCTTTCCAAGACAGAACTGCTATTTTAGCTCAGGCACAGGCCGGCGTTAGAAATGTTGAAAACGCTATGAAGATGTTTGGAGATATTAATGCTCCTGGTGGTCAATCACTTGAAAAGAAGGCTACTGTCGCCGTGACGATGCTTCAGGACGAAATGAAAGAAGTTGTTAAAGACTTAAGCAAGAATCTAGGCGTAAGCATGGAGGAAGCATTTAAAATAGGTATGGATCTAGAACTCTTTGCTCCCGCACTGGCTGCTTCGGCTAATATTATTGAAAATCTTGCAAAGCAAGAAAAAACAGGACCGGCCGAAGCTGGAATTCCTATTGCGCGTATGGTGGAAATGCTCAAAGCAGAAAAAACTGTGCCTGAAGCCATACCCATGGTTAGAGAGTTTGAGACATTAAAAACAAAAACTTTAGATAGCACAGTTCATATGGAAAAAATTACTTTACTTCAAGAGATACAAAAAGAATCAAATGATCAAGTAACAAAAAACATGCAAGAGCTAGTGCAGTTTGTGAAAGAGAATCAAAAGGTCGCCGATGCTGGTGCTGATGTAAAAACTTTAACACTTAGACTGGGACAGAGAGAATTTGCAGCGGTGGTTGAAGATAGCTTAAAGATGTTAAGATAAGGAATTTTAAAAATGTCATTTAAAATAGCAGCAGAAATAGGTATACTAGGTGAGTCACGTTTTGCAAATGTGCCTTTTAAAGGACCAGGCGAAGGGTTTGCACCTAGTCGAGAAGCTGAAGCTGGCACGAAAATAGAATTTATACCCATACACTATAATAACGCACCCGTCATCTCATTCATAGCTTTTATGCCCAGTATTAAAGACAATATTAAACAAGGCATTCAGACAACACAGCCTTTTGGACGTCTAGATCCGATTAGGATGTGGAGAAGTTCCGAAAGAACAATAGATGTTAGCTTTAAGATAGCTTCCTCATCAAAAGAAATGGCTTTAAGAAATTTAAATAACTTAAGTTGGCTTTTAGCTTCGACTTATCCAACATATGATTCTTCAAAGTGTGGCTGCGCAACCTCGGTTGCCGCATCACCAATGTTTCGTGTTAAATACGCTAATTTAATAACTAGCACATCGAACTATGACGGCTTGTTATCTGTCATACAGGGGGTAGGGGTTGAGCACAACTTTGAAAGAGGTGTTATACACATCGATGCCGATGGTAAAGATAGCAGCCTTTTAACAAATGCTAAGTTTCCAAAACAAGCTGGCAATTATTTAGTTGCATCCGAAATTTCAGTTAGTTGCACTTTGGACGTCGTGCATGAGGACTCGCTAGGATGGGATTATCACACCGGAGAGTGGCGAGGGCGTACTGGTGCTGGATATCCATATGGATTAGGCACCATAAAAGTAGCTGCCGACCCTCCTGCCTCTGGTGGCGGCGGCGCAACATCTCAAGGTTTAAGTCAAGACTTTTTTCAAAACGCAGAAAATACTTACGGCCGAGAAGCAGAGGCTGCAGCTGCAAAAATACTTGGATAAAAGATTATGAGATACTCAAAGAACAAAATAAAAACCAGTAAAAATCGTGCCTACAGACAATACTTAAAAAATCGCGGTTTAAAACACATATCACATTACAATACAAGCAAGCTTAGGCACCCTACTGTTGAAAATTTACAAGATTTCGAAAGAGTTAGTCATGTTTGGAAAACTGGAGATAAGTGGTATAAATTAGCTGACTTATACTATAAGGATCCAACTAAGTGGTGGGTAATTGCTTTTTACAATCAAAGACCTACAGAAGCACATGTGACTCCTGGTGAGGTTGTATATATACCACTGCCCTTAGATTCTATTTTATATCAGATAGGGTATTAGTATGAGCAAAGACACATCTCAGTCAGCAGCGACTGACAAAAGCATAACCTCAGAAGAGCAGGCTCAAATAGATGCGCAAGGAGCTGTATCATCTCCACAGTCTGAGCAAGCTGATTTGCAAAAGCGCAAAGATCAGCTTAAAGAAACACAAGCTGCAAAGCAAAAAAAAGCAGCTAGAAGAAACGCAGAAAGAAATCTTAGAAACATTCAGCAGTGCTTATTGTGTGAAAACATAGATACAATTTCAAACTATCATAGACAAAATTCTGATAAGTTTGCATATCAAGTTATTAGGCAAATGTATGGCTCTAGTGAGAGGATTGTTAATGAGCTAAAAAGCTTGCCTGACCTCGATGGCTTCTTTTGTGTTAGAACATCTATTTTATCTCTGCTGCAGCCGGATATAAGAATTTTTAAAGTTACTCATGAAGTGGCTGCTCCAACACCAGATGGTGTCGCTAGAGAGCCCAAGACAAACCCCACAAGACCAACATACAGAGAAATAATTTTTTCTAGTGTTTTTGGGACTGAAAACGCAACTAGCACTCAGCAATATTTAAACTCTGAAGCCTCAGAGCCAAACTGGAGAAATGTTGGACTTCAAAGCTTTACCTTTAATCAGTTTGGTAAATCACATGGAGCAATGGAGCAGAACATTCAGTGTCAATTAAGGCTTTATGTTAAAAGCCTAAAAGATTTAGTTGCGATATCTCCCGGCTCTCAGGCCAGGTATGTTGACTTGATGCTTTGGCCAGAGGCAAAAATTAACAGAGATACACAACAATATAATCCCAAACATTACGAAATAAAAGTTGTCATGGGCTACAAAAGACCACCTAAGCAAGCTCTAGAAGGACTTAAGCCAACAAGAGAAGAAAGAGAATTTTTAAAGAATATACATCTTTTTAATTACGTTGTTTCTTTGACTCTTTACAAGTATGATTTTAGCATTAAAGAAACTGGCGAGGTTGACGTTACAATAGATTATTTTGGAAGAGTCGATTCTGTCTTTAATAGCTCCGCGGCATCTCCATTAAAGGGCGGCATAGTTGTTGCAAAAAATGGAGGAAAGCTGGAGCTAAAGCCTGAAATGAAAGGAAGCCAGGATTTTATGACATTTTCAAAAATAAAAAGTCAATTAGGAAACTTGGTAGTTTCTAAACAAAATCCTGATTTAGCCACTGGTGATTTAATTGATCAAGTAGCAGAATTATTAAAAAATCCACTCTTTAGGCACATGTATAAAGATGCTTATGATATTATAATCACAAAAGAGTTTGAACCTGCGGATGTTCAAACTGCTTTAGATAACTTAACTTCTAAAGAAGGCGCTAGTTTGATGGCAGCTGTGCTTCGAAGACAATCTATGAGCATAAAAGGAGAGGCATTTCAACTTTTTATGAAACAACTTCTTGATGGCAATACTATTAGTGAAGATGTCGGTGATAGAATGTTTGCGATTAGTGTCAATAAGGAAAATATGGATACGGCACTTGGCATTATAAATGCACCCGCCAAAGGAGCAGACAAGGCAAAGAGAGAAGAAATAAAAACTAATACTTCAAATGCAATCGGATTAGCTGCAAAAAGCGTCAGGGTTGGAAAAGTCAAAGATTTGTCATCTGTTTTGAACTCGCTTCAGAAAACCGAGGAACAAGCCGGCGACCTAGCTTCAAATGTAGAATCAGAATCTTCATCTAAGGACGCTGCGTCTATAGACACAATTAAAGGCGCCGCGGCACAATCAATTGTCACCAGCAAGTCAACAGGAGACTCATATGAATTTTATTTCATATATCTTGGAGACATTATAGAATTAGCAGCAAAAAATGCTGGCATGTTCGCTTTCCTAAAAGAAGAAAAGCCTCCGTTTAACCCTGATTCCTACATGACTCAGGAAGTTGATAAAGACTACACGCTGACTAATATGAGGCTTTTGCTTGGGCCTTTAGAATACCAAGATGCATCTGGAAAAATTCGCAGCATTAATTTGGCTGAATTTCCGATATCATATGATTTATTTCGCAATTGGTTTTTAACCAAAATAGTCAGGGAGGATAACTCTAAGATATCTCTTGGCAGTTTTTTAAATAAATTAATAAATCAGTTGGTACTTCCATCTTTGGGGGCGGACTGCTTACGTCCTATAAAATTAAGAAACACAAGGTTTCAAAACATATATGTGACAATTCCTGGAACTCCTGTCGGGTCTGCTGAGCAGCTTCAGGGCGCTTTTGATACTGCGGAACTTTTACCAATGGAAAGGAAAATAGACGTATCCTCAGGCAGATTTGCAGCTGCGTTTAGCAAGCCCGCAAGACAGAAAAGAGAGGCAGGAGTTGAGGCCATAGTAAAAAATAGTTATGACTATAAACTAATCCAAGTAAATTCTATTAAAAGCATTGTCTCTAGAAAAGCAGATTGTAAGGAAGACTTAAAAGATGGAATATATCATTTTAATATTGGTTCCGACAGGGGTATTTTGAAAGAAATGATATTTTCGAAAACTGACCTGCCTGGCTTAGCAGAGCTAAGATCAGCTCAAGCGATAGAAGCTGGAGGCGACCAGCTAAAACAATTAGCATTTCCGTTCAACTGTAATTTAAAACTAGTTGGAAACACACTATTTATACCAGGTATGATATTCTATGCTAATCCTAGCTTTTTGGGGCTAGGCAACCCTCAAGACAAAAATTCTATTGCTTATCAATTAAATTTAGGGGGCTACTTTTTGGTCTTAACAACAAAAACAACAATTTCCCCAGGCCTCTTTGAAACTGAGGTGGAAGGCGTTACTATCGGACACGGGAAGGTAACATGATATGTCAACCTCTGCATTAGAAATATTCTCTGCTAGAAATAATATAAATGATAATTATAAAGAATTTGCAGATATCAAATATTTTGATCTTCATAGGAAGCACTTCTTATATGGTCGGATCGATCGCGATGGAGATGCAGTTGAATTATTAGATACAAACCTAGCTCAAATCGAGGGTGGTGCAAGAACTGAATTTGCAGTTGATTTTGTTAAAGATGCGTATGATTTTTTGAGAAATGAAATTTCAAGGCTAACAAAAGGAAGTTACATAGAGCCGAACAGTGTTTATAATCCAAACTCATTTCAGGTCTATAAAGCCTGGCGCTCAGGAGATTTAGAATACAGCTATTATCGCTACTTAAACAATCTATACACAGACTTTGTACAAAACTTTTTAGAGCGGGAGCGTCGTTTTGAATATATCTTAAACTTTGATACTTTTATGCAGCAATTCTTTAAGTATATTAGTACGATTGCATATCGATTTCCTATTACGAAAACCGGATACATACTGTCAAACCATTGTTCTCCTTTTGTTAGCGGGTTAATGATTGAAATAGCCAAAGAACAGCATGGAATCGTAAATGACAAGCGTATTTTGGACTTTACAGAAGACCCAAATTATACATTGATAAAGAGAGCTACTAAGCGTGTTGGATTTATGGTGGATAGAAATGCACCCTGGAGGTTTGTTTTTAATTTAGCTTCTGGTGGCACAACTAAAGGCGGTAAGTTTAATACCGACATGATTAAAACTTACGATGGTAAAAAAATAAGTCAAAAATTAGTGGGCACTGGTGGCGCGTTCTTTATGAGTAAGTATGGAGTTACTTTCTTAAAGCAAAGAAAGGACGCTCCAGTGGGAGAGTCACATCCGCTGGCCGGCACTTCGTTTAGCACCCACGTCTTTGATCAGTATTATAGAAAAACACATTTACATGAGATAGAAAACATTAGAAATTATATGTTTTTATTTTATTCTTCATTCTTTAATCAGTTTACTACGTTTAGCAAGCTTGAAGAATATCAATGTCAGACTTCACTAGAGTTTAACACAAAATTAGCAATAAAATATATTAATAGAAGGGAGTTGCCTGGACAAGATCCTAGATTTGCAGGAACAAACGTTTTGATCCCAGATGTTTTTAATAAAACATATAAAGATGATTTTTGGCTGAGTTTTATTTTGAGGTTTAGGCTTTTGGAGACAAAACAAAATTTATCGGAAGCAAGACTGCAGAGAATAGAGCGAGATATGATGGGAATATATAGGGCCATAGGAAGAACAGCTGCTTTAAATTACATTAATAACTTGACAAAAGGCTTTCACGATCTTAAGTTTGTACATGAAGGAGATTACCATCAAGGGCAACCACGATCTGAATACGAATCAAGAAAAAGAAAGTCTCTCATGGAAATATACGAGAGCACAGACACTGAACTAGTTGCGACTTTGAATGAAATAAAATAATCTATGCTTTTTCAAACGCTTGATAACAAAAGGGAGTGTTATGCAGTCTACTCCGATGGAGAGCTTTATCACTACCCTAATAATTTACACATGACGGAAACTTGGGATTGGACATGTCACGCTCCGCCTAATGTTGACTTTGCACAAGTGTGGTGTAACGGAAAAAGTCTAAGTGAGGTATGCCCGGAAGAACTTAAAATTAGTTTACAGCATATCCAAAATAAAGCTCGGGCTTTTTTTAAATCATTTCAATCTTCAAAAATGTCAATGGATGATGTGTGCTTTTATGATTTAGTTCCAAAAAATTTTTTGTTAGATTATTGCAATATTAAAAATGAAATATCTAAGCATGTTTTTTCTAGCTACCAAAAACCAAAAAACTATGACTTTTTAGTTGAGCTTGTAGAGATGCTTGATGATATATCTTGTCACACGTTGAACTTTGACCACACAAGACTATCATCATTATCAGCAGCCGAGCACAAAAAAGCATTGGCGTGCAATAATTTAAAAAAAATATTTTATAATCCATGGGGTAGTGTTACGGGACGGCTAACCACGAGACCTAATAGCTTTCCAATACTAACACTGCCTCGTACTTTACGCTCAGGCCTGACTCCAAACAATGATCTTTTTGTTGAGCTAGATTACAATTCTGCAGAGATGAGAACAGCGTTTGCTCTTCTGGGGATGCAGCAGCCGGAAAATGATATTCATGATCATCTTAAAAGCGAGGTCTTCAATGATAAGCTTAGTAGGGATGAGGTTAAACAGAAAGTTTTTGCTTGGCTTTATAATCCAAAAGCTAGCAATAAAAAATTGCAAAAGTTTTTAGACAAAGAAAAGATTCTAGAAAAGTATTACACGTCTGGAGTTGTTAAAACTCCATTTGATCGCGACATACAAGTTGAGCCAGAAAAAGCATTGAATTATCTAGTTCAAAGCACCACTAGTGATTTGTTCCTAGCACAAGCTATCAAGATATATAATATGCTTAAAGATAGCAACTCTCATATTGCTTTTTGCATCCATGACAGTTTAGTGCTAGATGTTGAAAGATCTGATAGGCAGTTGGTGTCAAAAATAATCTCTGTCTTCTCACAGACACCGTATGGTCATTTTAAAACAAACGTCTCTTTTGGTAAAGATTTTGGCACTATGAGGAAAATTAAATGAATGTGATAGGTTTAGGAGAGGCAGGCTGTAAAATATCTCATTATCTTAGCAAATATGATGATTATCAAACATTTCAGATCGATGTAGAAAATAAGCAATATGATAATTTTATAAAAATTAAAAAATTAGATAGCCATGAAGATTATGAAGCAAAGTACAAGCCTTTAAAAATAAATGTTGCCAATGGGCTTGATACGTTTTTAATACTGTCGGGCGCTGGTGCAATATCGGGTGCTGTTCTGAGAATATTAGAGCAGCTAGACAATAACAATGTTAAAATTATTTATATAAAGCCTAGACTCTCAGAGCTTTCCAGCTTGCAAAAGACTCGCCATAGAATTGTAAGTCAAGTGTTGCAAGAATATTGTAGATCTGCAAAACTAAAAGAGTTTACAATTATCGATAATTCTCTGATTGAAGATTTATTGCCAGAGATACCGCTTGATGATTATTGGAGCCCAATCAATCAACTTATAGGTGATACATTCCACATGATTAACTTTTTTAATAAAAGCGAGCCTCTTTTGAAGAGTAGTAATGCTGTGCCTAAAACTGCAGTCATGTCGACTTACTCTTTAGTTGACTTTTCAAACATGCAGGAAAAAAAATTGTACGATTTATCTTTCCCCAGAGCAAAAAGTTATTATTTTGCTCTAGGAAAGCAGTTTATTAAGGATAATAAAGACATTTTGACACAGGTACGACAATTTATATCTTTGAATGACAGTGAAAACTGTGATTGCTCTTATGAGATTCATCAGACTGATTACGATCAAAACTATGTGTATGGATATCATTATGCAAGTTTTGTTCAGGAGCAAGATAAAAACTTGTTTACAAGTTAATAAAGAGTGTTTATTATATTAACTGCAGATAGTTGGAATATTTGCCAGCTATACTATACCTTAAATAAAGGAGATAACAATGGGTATTGATTTAACAAAAATGAAGGCAAAGCGCGATGCCTTAGAGAATCGCGACACCGGTAAGACCGTTTTTTGGCGACCGGAAGATGGTGAACAAACTATCAGGATTCTACCGCCCTCAGATGGAGACCCCTTTAAGGAGTATTGGTTCCATTACAACTTGGGCAAGAATGCTGGTTTTCTAAGTCCTAAGAAGAACTTTGGCGAAGATGATCCGTTGAATGATTTTATTCGTCAGCTCTTCAAGGATGGCTCTGAAGAGTCGGTCAAGATGGCTAAGAACCTCTCAGCGCGCCAGCGCTTCTTCTCTCCTGTAATTGTACGTGGAGAGGAAGAAAAAGGGCCGCGGCTGTGGGGTTTTGGCAAGATGGCCTACAAGGAGCTTCTGAATCTCGTCCTCAACCCAGAGTATGGTGATATTACTGATGTGACTGAAGGCACTGACCTTGTTATTAATTATGGCAAGCCAGCAGGTGCACAGTTCCCTCAGACTACTATCACCCCTCGTCGTCGTCCTTCTGTTCTCTCTGAGTCTGAGGACGAGATTCGTACTTGGCTAGACGGTATTCCAGATGCGGATGAGGTGTTCGAGCGTAAGACGCCTGAGCAGGTTCAATCGATGCTAGATGAATTCTTGCTCGGCGCCGGCGATGCGGAAGAGACCTCAACAGAGGCTACCCATTACGGTAATTCCACTACGCAAGTTGACAAAGCTTTTGAGGAGCTTCTCGGAACCTAGCGCATCACCGCAGGGAGGCACGGGTTACAGGTGCCTCATTTTTATTTAATACTTCTAGTTATTTGTATGGAAGTGTTGCTTCATGCGCTCGTAACCGCGTCGGTGTTTTTACTAGGTGTAGTAGCCGGTGCTCTAATAGAGAATGCAAGAATGAAGTATCTAGATAGATTAAAATATCTTGAAAAAACAACACAAGAAATTCTTTTGCCTCTTGCAAACAAGATAAGTCATATAGATGCTAGACAAAATTTTAGGCCTCCAGTGAGAGAAACATGGGTTGATTATGAAAAACTAGACCCAGACGAAACACTGGAGTTGCCTAAAGAATATCTAGAACAGTTAAACTTAAGAGGTAAAAATGGCGAAGGCAAAGAAGTTAGGTAAGCTAAACTTATCAGAGATGCGCAATCTGATTAATAAAAAAGCTGGTATGGATGTTGCGCACAATTTAACACAAGATAATCCAACGGAAGTAAAAGACTGGATCCCAACAGGTTCTAGGTGGCTTGATAGTATTATCTGTCGAGGCAAGCCGGCAGGAATCCCTGTAGGAAAAGTTGTAGAAATCGCTGGACTTGAAGGATCGGGCAAGTCTTATATGGCCGCTCAAATTGCTGCCAATGCTCAGAGCAAAGACATTGATGTTATTTATTTTGACTCTGAGTCGGCTATTGATCCTACTTTCTTGAAAAATGCTGGTTGCGATCTTGAGCGGCTGCTCTATGTACAAGCTCAGAGTGTTGAGTTTGTTTTAGAAACAATCGAGGAACTTTTAGGCTCTAATGACAATAGAATGTTGTTTGTCTGGGATAGTCTAGCTCTGACTCCGGCGATTAGTGATGTTGATGGAGACTTCAACCCTCAGTCATCAATGGCCATGAAGGCTAGAATTTTGGCTAAAGGCATGTCTAAATTGACTGTTCCGATTGCTAACTCACAATCAACTTTCTTAGTTCTTAACCAGCTTAAGACGAACATTCCTCAAGGCCCAGCTGCTCGAATTGAGGCTATGACTACTCCTTATATAACTCCTGGTGGTAAAGCTATGCATTATGCATATTCTCTAAGAATTTGGCTTACTGGCAGGAAAGCAAAAGCTAGCTATATTCAGGATGATCATGGATTTAGAATTGGTTCTGAAGTAAAGGTTAAACTTAAAAAGAGTCGCTTTGGTACTGAAGGGCGAGAGTGCACTTTTAAAATTGTTTGGGCTGGCAGTGTTGGCATCCAAGACCAAGAATCTTGGCTTGAGGCTGTAAAGGGATCCAATAATATCGTTCAGCGAGGCGCCTGGTATGAGCTAGTGTACGAAGATGGTACAACTGAAAAATTTCAAGCAGCTAAGTGGCTAGAGAAACTTCAAAGTGAGAAGTTTAAAGATAGGGTTCTTCAAATTATGGATGAAGAAATTATCATGCGCTTTGAGAAAAAAGAAGGCAATGCTGATGATTTCTACAATGTTGATCCCGAATAAACTCGCTTACTAGCCATCTTTTGTGTCTATAATATAGACATGCCAACAACGTTACAAAAAAATCATACCAATATTGATGGCGTAGATGTAGACTTGTCCAAAAGACAAAAGCGTTTTTTTGAGCTTGCAAAAAATATTGCCCATGGCAGCAGCTACGATAAGTTGCGCCATGGTGCAGTCCTTGTGCGAGGAGGGTCTGTTATTAATGCAGCTTGCAATAAAGACAAATTCTCTTCTTTTGGGTCTAGGTTTCGCTCTCCTGACACGGGTCCAGGAACACACCATGCTGAGCTAGGCTGTGTCTTAGGAATATCTCGTGAGGTGACATCAGGCGCTGATATTTATGTTTGCAGGGTAAATAAAAAAAATGAGTTTAGACTTAGCAAGCCCTGTCAAATGTGTCATGATATCTTAAAACACGTTGGCGTTAAAAGAGTATATTACACAACTGATAGCGGAAGTGTAAAAATGTACAAACTTTGAACTATTTATTAAACTCAAAGGGGAGAGCATTATGGACAGTCTAAAATCAGTTGTTAAAGAATACCTAAGAGACACTCTTTACGAGGCAGATGTTGTAATGAGAAGTGATCGATCAAAGCGATTGACACTAATTACTGACAACCTTAGAGGGATTTGTGGGATTACAGTATGCACTGTGAAAGAAGCAGCAAAGAAAGTTTCTAAGACTGTTGAAGTAACGCCTCTTAAAATCAAGTTTCATATGGTTGAGCCAAATATGCAAAGGCAATTAGCTAGGATGCAGATAGAGGCTCGAAAAATTGATGGAATATACTCTTTTATCGCGACAAAAGTTGGAAAGGTTAAAAACAGAATTTATCGCTAATAAGAGGTTAGAATGAAAAACGAAGGACGTATGCTGATTATTGATCAGCTTAACTTATTTTTTCGAAACTATATTGTAAATCCAAGTCTTTCACTTCAGGGCCAGCCTATTGGGGGCCTCCGTGGTTGCATTCAGAGTTTGCAAAAGCTAGTTCGTGAAACAAATCCTGATATGATTGTTGTTTGCTGGGATGGCGCAGGCGGCTCAAAGAAGAGAAAGCTTCTACAGAAAGATTACAAAGCAGGCCGAAAGCCTATCCGTCTGAATAGAGCAGTAAAAAACTTGTCGGAGCAACAAGAAGTTGAAAATAAAATCTGGCAACAGATGAGGTTGGTTGATTATTATAATCAATTGCCAGTCCTGCAGTTTATGTTTGATTCAACCGAGGCAGACGACATTATTGCACACATAAGCCAGGACGCTCGTTTTAAAAACTGGCAGAAAATTATTGTGTCAAGCGATAAAGATTTCTTTCAACTTTTAAACGAGAGCACGGTTTTAATGCGTCCTATTCAAAAAGAAGTATTAAATAAAAATTCAATCATTGATAAATTTGATATTCATCCGACGAATTTTGCTATGGCCCGTGCGCTAGTAGGCGACAAGTCTGATAATATTGAAGGCATTCCAGGCCTAGGTCTAAAAACTGTTGCAAAAAGATTTCCAATATTTAAAGATGAGAAGTCTGTGACTTTTTCTGATCTCATATCTTTTTGTAAAGAGCGCTTAGAAGATAGCAATATTAAGGCATACAAGAGCGTCTTAGACAATGAAGATGTCATTAGAAACAATTACCATATGATGCAGCTTTACACTCCATTAATGTCTATTAACAGCAAAAACCTTGTATATGAAACTTTAGCTAACCCAGATATGTCCTTTAATAAGACAGGGTTAACAAAAATGATGCTCAAAGATGGATTTGGGGAAATCAACTTTATCGACTTATTTGCACATTGTAAAAAGATTTCTGTGTACAATAAGCAAGATTGTGCTTAAAATTGTAGAGAGGTAATTATGACAGAATCAATAAGTTTTTCCCGTTATGGAAAACAATTCCAAGAATCACTATCGCAGCTTATTTTACAAGACAGGCCCTTTGCAGATCAGATCGAGGAAGTGCTAAATGTTAGCTTCTTTGAGCTTAAATATCTTAGAGTGTTTGTATCTTTGATTTATGACTATAGAAATAAATATGGCGTGCATCCAACTGACAAGATTATTGCGTCCATACTTCGCACTGAGCTTGACAGCCACTCTGATACAACTCAGAAGCAGACCAGAGATTTCTTCGCCAGAGTCTTAATTAAGAATGTCCAAGATGAGCAATATATTAAAGAAACTAGTTTAGATTTCTGTAAGAAGCAAAAATTAAAAGAAGCACTTATGAAGTCTGTAACTTTGATACAAAGCTCTTCATACGATGAAGTAAAACACCTAATTGACGAGGCGCTTAAGCTTGGCACTGATAATAATTTTGGCCATGACCTTATAAAAGACTTTGAGCTTCGCTATGAACTAAAGGCTCGTGGCCCTGTCTCCACTGGATGGGACAAGATAGACAAGATCACTAAAGATGGCCTAGGCATGGGCGAGCTTGGAGTTGTAATTGCACCTACAGGTGCAGGAAAATCAATGGCCTTGGCTCATCTTGGTTCTCATGCGGTTAAGAGTGGTAAAAATGTAGTGCATTATACGTTAGAATTGAGCGAGTCAGTTACAGGGCAAAGATATGACAGCTGTATATCCTCAGTTCCGCTATCTATGCTATTTGGGCACAAAGAAGATGTTCTAGAGGCTATATCTGATATTAAGGGTTCGTTGATTGTTAAAGAGTATCCAACAAAGACAGCAACCACCAATGTAATCAGGGCTCACTTAGAAAAATTAAAAAAACGTAATCAAAAAATTGATATGATTATAGTAGATTACGCCGATTTGCTAAGACCCACTACACATTTCAAAGAGAAAAGGAACGAGTTAGAGTCTATTTATGAAAACTTGAGGGCTATTGCTCAAGAATTTAACTGTCCAGTTTGGACAGCATCTCAAACTAACAGATCAGGACTAAATGCTGAAGTTGTTACAATGGAATCTATTTCGGAGGCTTTTAACAAGTGCTTCGTTGCAGACTTTATCTGCTCTATATCTAGAACTAGAAAAGACAAGAATGCGAATACTGGAAGAATGTTCGTTGCAAAAAACAGAAACGGACCAGATGGTATGGTATTTCCCTTGTTCATGGATACAAGCAATGTTAGCATTAAGGTATTAGAGCAGACTGATGAGCCAACACAGGCTAGCATGTCTCCTAAAGAGCTTGGCGATAATTTGAGAGAAAAATACAAAGCTTTTAGAAAAACACGGAAGGAGAATACTTAATGGATGTATCAAATAGAATTTTATCAGATATCACAGTTTACATGAAATATGCACGCTACTTGCCCGAGAAACAAAGGAGAGAAACGTGGGACGAGTTAGTAACGCGCAATAAAAAAATGCATATTAAAAAATATCCCTCTTTAAAGAAGGAAATTGAAAGCGCGTATAAATATGTTTATGAAAAAAAAGTATTACCGAGCATGCGATCCATGCAATTCGGCGGTAAGCCGATTGAAGTGGCACCTAACAGGATATACAACTGTGCTTACCTTCCTCTCGATCATGCTCTTGCTTTCAGCGAGTGCATGTTTCTTCTTCTTGGCGGAACTGGTGTCGGATTTTCTGTACAAAAACACCACGTTGAGAAACTACCTGAGATCCAAGCCCCAAGCACGAAAAGGACTAGACGCTATTTGATAGCTGATTCAATTGAAGGCTGGGCTGACGCGGTAAAGGTTCTTATGAATTCTTACTTCAAGGGCGGTTCCCGCATTAGATTTGATTTTAGTGATATCCGTCCGAAGGGTGCGAGACTACTTACTTCTGGAGGCAAGGCTCCTGGCCCGCAGCCTCTGAAAGAATGTCTTTTAAAGATCAGGGGGATCTTGGATGGCAAAGAGGTTGGCGATCAGCTCGAAACTATCGAAGTTCATGACATTGTTTGTCATATTGCTGATGCTGTTCTTGCCGGGGGGATCCGTCGCGCTGCTCTTATTTCACTATTCTCGGCCGATGATGAAGAAATGCTTGCCGCAAAAACTGGTAACTGGTGGGAAGCAAACCCTCAAAGAGGGAGAGCAAACAACTCTGTTGTCTTGATGCGTCATAGAATCACTGAAGAGTATTTCAAGAATATCTGGGAGCGCGTCAGGGCCTCAGGCGCCGGCGAGCCGGGATTCTACTTCTCTAACGATAAAGACTGGGGCACTAATCCATGTTGTGAGATTGGCCTTAGACCATATCAGTTTTGTAATCTTGTCGAGATTAACGCGTCAGACCTTTCAAGCCAAGAGGAGTATGAGGATAGAACTCGTGCAGCAACTTTTATTGCAACACTGCAGGCAGGCTATACAGATTTTCACTATCTAAGAGATGTCTGGCGACGCACTACTGAGAAAGATGCCTTAATTGGTGTTTCGATGACAGGAATAGCATCAGGCAGAGTTTTAGAACTTGATATGAAGGCTGCTGCGCTTGTTGTCAAAAAAGAAAACAAAAGAGTTGCTAATGAGATAGGTATTAAACCAGCGGCACGCACCACCTGTGTTAAGCCTGCTGGCACGACCTCACTAACATTGGGTACCTCTTCTGGTATTCATGCTTGGCATAATGATCACTATGTTAGAAGAGTCAGGGTGGGGAAAAATGAGTCCATCTATACACATTTACAAATTCATCATCCTGAGCTTATTGAAGATGAGTTTTTCAGGCCACATGACACTGCAGTTATATCCGTCCCTCAGCGTGCACCAGATGGCTCTATCACAAGAAACGAATCAGCGCTTGACTTATTAGAAAGGGTGCGTATGGTTTATAAAGACTGGGTTAAGTCTGGACACCAAAGGGGACAAAATACACATAACGTTTCGGCCACAATATCAATAAAGGATGAAGAGTGGGATCAAGTTGCAGAATGGATGTGGAAACACAGAGACATTTATAATGGTCTTTCCGTGCTGCCATACAGCGATCACACGTACAAGCAAGCACCATTTGAGGATTGTGATCGTGAAACATATGATAAACTGTATCAACTACTAAATGAGGTTGATATTACAAAAATTGTCGAATTTGATGATGACACAAACCTTTCTGGAGAGCTGGCATGTGCTGGCGGCGCTTGTGAGATAAAATAAGGAGTAAAAAATGAGCGACGAATTTACAAAAGAAGAGTATATTGTTGAGTATATTAAAGCCTTGAAGGCTGTTGAGGATGAAATGGAGCCATACAAAGAGCATAAAAGAGACCTTAGAACAAACTATGCTAAGAATGGATGGCTAACTAAGGACGAAATGCGTCAAGCTGTCCGCGCTTATCGTATGCTCAAAAAAGGAGACGACATCAATGAGTTCGTTGACTACTTTAAAAAGATCAGCGGCAGGGTTTCAGGAGTGTAGCATGCTTTATCCATTGAATAAATATTTAGTTGTTAAGCCAATTCAAGATAACGAAAAAGATAATCACTCTACAGTTTTAATCCCTGATGGTGTTGATATTAAGAAGTCGACTTTTTGCCTAGTTGAGCTAGTTGAGCCGAATGTTAATTCCACTCTGCGTGCTGGGATGAAGCTTGTAACACAAAGCCACCTTCTTGAATCAGCAGAAATTGCTGGAAATACTTACTATTTATTATTAGAAAATTATGTTGTAGGCTTTCTAGGCGCTTCCGAGGAAAGCTAGAAAGACTGGGTTAAAGATGAAAATAAAATTGTATGACGATGATGTTGGGTTTGTAGAGCTTGTTGATCACATGGGGAGTGACTTAACAATAGTTAACTCTGCTAGGGTATCTTTTGGAAAGCATAAAGATGAGCTTGATCAGAAAGACAAAAAGCTTATTTCTTACTTAGTAAAGCACAGGCATACATCAACATTTGAACACAATGTTGTTACTTTTAGATTGCGTGTGCCTTTATTTGTCAGATCTCAGCATCATCGTCATAGGACTTGGTCGTATAATGAAATCAGCAGAAGATACACTGATGTTGATATTAACTTTTACGAACCTCAGTCTTTTCGAAGCCAACATGATACCAACAGGCAAGCTAGTAATTTAGATAGTTTTGATCCATTTGTAGACTCAGAAAAAATAACTGGCGGAACTACAGCTAGCTATCTAGTTAGAAATCATCACAAAAAAAGTTTAGCACTTTACAACAAGCTTCTAGAAAACGGAGTGTGTCGAGAACAAGCTCGTGGAGTTTTACCACAAAATATGTATACTGAGTATTACGCAACTGTCAATTTAAACAACCTTTTGAAGTTTATAGATTTGCGAACCCATGCAGGAGCACAGGTTGAGATTCAGGACTTAGCCAATGGCATGCTTCAGATAGCAAGGTCTTTGTGGCCTGTAGCTGTTGATTCATACGCTAAACTAAGGAGAGAGGATAAATGAACTTAGTTTCTGCTTTTACGCTTATTGCTGCGTGTTGTGTTACGCCATCTGATTTTGCATTTAAAAACACTATTCATATTGTAGACAATAGCTACGCCACGTGGCTTAAGCCTCTGGCTATCCCAGGTGAAAAACATGCCTACATACCCGTTACGTCGTTAGACTCGCCGTTTACCGACGAAGAAATAATCTATGAGGCTATGACTAATTGTAAAAATGCTAGAAAAAAAATAATTGATCGTAATCTTTTGGAGTCTCTTCTTCAGATTGAAAAGAATTATGGTGTGCCAAATAGTATGAGGGGTATGGTACTGGCAGCAGCTTGCAGCGAGTCTGGATACAATCCTTTTGCGAGGGGCGATAGAAAGTTTAGCAAGAGTAAAAAGAAGCCTATGGCTATAGGCATGTTTCAGCTTTGGCCTATTTATGAAAAAATGTATCCTGGTTTAAACAGAACTGATCCAATTAAGTCTGCACAAGCTTGGCTTGGTCACATTGTAAAAAAAATTCCAAAAGTTAAAAAACAGTGCAGGTTTAGAACTGAAAAAAAGATCTGGGTTGCTGCCTGGGTTACAGGCATAAGATATAAAAAAGCTGGAGGTCGCTGTTATGAGAGACCTCTACACCTTAGAGTTTTGAAAAAGTGGCACAAAAATATCAACAATTATCGAAAAGATATTTTGAAGTGCAGTGTGAAGGGAAGCGATGGATGCGGATGCTGATTTTTATTGGCCCGAAATCACCATAGGGAATAGCCTAGATGCAGTACGATTTGCCATTTCAAACAAGAATTACTTACTTTTTAATTGTTTTCCTTGCATTAATTCTTATGACTTATGCGGGGATATAAATCCTGTCCAAGTTCTATGGTCTGAGGCCAGCTATAACGCCTACAACATGGGCTTGGTTCCAATTCCTAGTCCAGCTCAGTCCATTAGTATTTCTGAGCTTCTGTCTGTACGGACCTCCTCCGGAGGTTACTTTAAGATAAAATATGATAAAATTAATATTTTCTCTACTGAGGGAATAAAATCTAATTTAATCGATTACCACTCTCAGCTTCTTTACAATAGAGTAGTTGACTGGTTTGATGTAAAAAGTGGCGGGGATATTAAGTACGAAGGCAATCTTGTAGAGCCTGTTAAACATGTTGTTTCATACCCCAGCAGCAGGATTGATGGTAAGCGATATTTTGACTTGTTTAGTGTTTCTCACTTAACAGAGCAACAGCTTCTAGATTATAATTTTTCTGATACTTTCATAAAATTTAGAATTGAAAAGCAATCAATAAATAACTTAAAATTACTTTTCTGGAAAAGAGATGTTATTAGGGTGTCTAAGATAGATCTAGTATCCTCGCAGGAAAACATTTGCTGGCACGTGCCACAGATAGAGAATCAATAAATGAATAATTTAGCTGGCATTGTGCCCATAGCTGGCCACTCTTCAGATATGAAGTTTCCCTGGCACCATGCAATGATGCCTTATGACAAAGACAAGACTCTGGTTCAAAACGCTGTGTACACATGTGCCATAGCGGGGTGTAAATCAATATGGCTAGTTTGCAATCATGATATACAGCCTATTATAAAAAGTCTAGTTGGAGATTCTATAGAGGATCCAGTATATAAATTTAGATCTCATTCAAAATATGCTGGGGAACACAAGAGGCGTATACCAATCTTCTACGTCCCGCTTTCTCCGAGAGACTTAAGAAATAAAAACAATATTTCATGGAGTGCAATATTTGGATGCATGACAGCAAAAAAAATATTTGGCCAAATAAGCACTTATACCGCTCCGGATAGATATTTTGTTTCTTGGCCATACGCAATATTAAATAATTCGTCTTTGCGTCAGCATAGAAAAACAATTTCTAAGAAAAGTTTAATTTTTTCAAGTGCAGGCAGCAGTGTTGCAACGAATGATTTTTTGCCATTCTGTTTTTCCAACTTAGAGCTTGACGAGTTGTATGCACATTGTTATAAATTAAACAATCCTTATGTTGACGCCGTTCCATTTTCAGAGCTTTCCATATCTGATGTTTTTTATCCGCTTCTCGATAATGAAACGCTAGAGGCTGATTTGCGATATCGAAGGGTATCTTCATGGGACGATTATTGTCGTATTTTTAAATGAACTGACGATTAGTAACTAATTATACTGGAGAATAAACATGGCGAGAAGAACAAAAAGCAAATATAGAATATCTAAAAATTATGTTTTTAACGCAGATGCTATATCAAAGATTGAAGAGATTGCAAAAGGCACTGGTGTGCCGGCAGACATCATAGCTGGAATATTCGTTAATGAAAGCGGCGGTCGTAATAGAGCGCTGGCGATGAATCCTAGATTTATATACGGAAAAAGTTCCTCAGGTAGAGATAGTAAAACGAGGAGCCCACAGAAGTGGCTCATGAAAAAACTAGTAGGTACAGTAGCTGAGCAATATGGTTCAGCAGGAAAATCAGCCCACGGTAAAACTGCGCAAAAAGTATTTAAAGAAATATATCGTCATTCGCCATATTGGGCTGTCTTTTGTGGCGCATTTGGCTTTCTTCAGGTGCTTGGCTCCCGCGGGATGAAGCGGTATGGGAAAGGTTCGGACGGTGCTCGTAAATTTTATGAAGCATTTCAGTCAGACCCTTACAGGGTTGGTGTTAACGCAGCGATTGATTGGTGGAAATCTAATCCAGCAGCTAAACAACTTGCACTTAATAGAGACTACAGAGGAGTAACAATAAAATATCTTGGAGGTCTAGGCACCGGTGCGTACGAAGCAACGATGAGACGCGCCGCGGATATTTATAGAAGACAGACAGGCATGCAAGGGGGAGAGGTAGCCACATCGCCTGCTCGACGAATCGCACTGATTGGCGACTCAAACGCAGCGACCATGACGCCTCTGTACGCTTCGCATTTTTCAGGAGATAAAGTCTATAAAGCAAAACCAGCGTCGGGAGCAGGAACGGAATGGTTTTTGTTTCTTTTGCGAGCTGTGCAGGCAAAAGATGCCAGCAAAGCGCCTCCTAAGCGTGGAGGTAAAAAAATAGCCAAAGACCTTATTAATTTTAAACCAGATATAATACATATAACAGCCATGGGGGGCAACGATACAGAGAAAACCACAAGCAAATCAGGATTAAAAGAGATAGAAAAAAATGCCAAGGCATTGTTTGCTATCATAAAAACATATAAGGGCACTGTTCATGGGCCACCCAAAAATCGCCCGGGATCTGCCTCTACTAATCCTAAATCTGTGTTTCATAAGTCAAAAGGAAACAATGCCTCTGAAAGATATACTGCAGCCAGGCAAAAAGTAGCAGAAGTCTTGCAAAAAGCAGCTGCTGATGTAGGTATATCCTTCTTTAATCCTTTTGGCGGTCAAATACCAGATATGACCAGAAAAGGCTCATATAAAGGAGACGGTATCCATATGGCAGCAGGCGCAGCACGTGCGCACTTTAATGCTGCGAAAGCAATGCTAGGCGGAGCCACTTCAGGCGCCGGCGGTGTTTCATATTCTTCGGGAGTCGATGCTGCCTCAGGAGGCGCCTCCACAGGCACAGGTTCAGGGACATCTGCAGAAGACGAGCATGCTATAGCAATGAGCGCTGAAGAAAGAGAGGCGAGGGCTAAAGAAAGAAGAGAGCGAGAAGAAATAAGAAAAAAATATAGACAGGCGTTCGACAGCGCTATCACCGCCGGGCTAGAATCGGGGAAAGAAAGTTACGAGGATTTAAAAAATGTATTTCAAACACAAACCAATCTTGGAAAAGTAGCTATAGCGTCTTATAAGCATAAGGACGATCCTGGTAAAATATTTGATACTGCTTTTAAGAATCAAAATGCGCCACCCGCAGAGAAGCTAGGGCAAAATGTTGAGGATCCAGATAAAGAAATTGAATCACAATCAGCCGACGGTCGTATACTTAAAAAATATATTGCAGTCTTGAATAAGCATCAGCCAGATTTTAATTTTGAAGATTTTTATTCTGAGGTTAACACATACATAGCTAAAGGTTTTGGCATGGATGCTATCGAGGATCTTTTTCCAAAATCTGGTAGGGATTATGTTTTTGGAGACGAGCACTGGAGAGTGTTTGTCTTAATAAGAGATCTTAAAGATAAAATATCCGCTCAAAATGTTTCTGAATCATATAGATTTTTAGGAAATCTTGTTAGGGAGATAAAACAAAAATGGTAATAAAAAGATTATTCTGTAAACACCCAAGAGAAAGTGGCAAGACATGGCTGCAGCATACTTTGTTTGCTTTCGGAGTCTCTGTGAAACTTTCTGTTTCATCTTTGCTTTTCTTTTTGCATGCTCTTGCACCGTTTGTGCCAATACCTGACGCATACAATCTGGAAGCGATGGCCAGCTATCTTTTAAAAAAGAATGAAGAAGCGAATAAATAAATGTTTTAGTTTTTAATAGTGTTCCTACATTGTGTCCGTAGGAGTTATTTATGGAACGAACTAAATCATCTATCCCGTTTGTTGGTCTTCATGCGCACAGTGTCGCAGGATCAGTATTCGATGGATTCGGCTATCCGCAAGATCATATGGATTTTGCTTATCAAAACGGCATGGGCGCGCTCGCCCTTACAGACCATGGCAACATGAATGGAATGTCATATCAGGTTCTTCACGCTAAGAAAATGAAGTCTGAGGGCAAATCGTTTAAGCCTATTTTTGGCGTCGAGGCCTATTTTGTACCTTCAATCTCTGAATGGAAAGAAGAGTATGAAAAGATTAAAGCCGACAAGAAACAAGCCAGAAAGATTATTAATGACACTGACAAGGTTGAGGCCGAGGACGAGAACGCTTCAAAAAGCAAGACAAAAAGCAAGATCAACTCCTATGGCCACATTGTTCTTTTAGCCATGAATCAAACTGGTCTTAATAATATTTTTAAGATTGTCTCTGATTCCCATCAGGGCGACAGCTTTTATAGAAAACCTAGGTTAGACTATGACATGCTTAAGAAGCATGGCGAGGGCATCATTGCTTCCTCTGCTTGTCTTGGTGGTGTATATGCTAGAAATTATTGGGACAATCGAGATAACGGCGATGATGCTGTTCTTGAAGCCATGAGGAACACAACATCAAATATGATCGACTGTTTGGGTGACAGATGGTATGGCGAGCTTCAGTGGAACAACGTACCAGAACAGCACGAGCTTAACAAGTTTGTTATTAAAATGCATGAAGAATTTGGCATTGAGCTTGTTTCCACAGCGGACAGTCACTATCCAAATCCTGAGGCGTGGAAAGATAGAGAACTGTACAAGCGCCTAGGATGGCTAGGATCAAAACTGCCAGAGTGGGCTAGCACTGAGCTTCCTGTTTCTGTCGAAGAGGTTGGCCATGAGTTGTACCCAAAGAACGGCGATCAAATGTGGGATTCTTACAAGCGCTATTCAAAGCAGTGCAACTTCAAATATGATGATGACCTTGTACACGACTCTATTACTAAAACACACTGGATTGCGCATGAAAGAATCGAAGACTTTATGCCGGATGATACTGTTCGTCTGCCTGGCTTCGTGGTACCAGATAATGTAGAGGCCTCAGAAGCTCTTATCAAAGAAGCAATCTCTGGTCTAAGAAAGATGTCTCTGCAAGAAAACAAGGCATACGTTGACCGACTCAAGGAAGAGTTGCTTGTTATCAATGAGCGCGGTTTTGCTAAATACTTCTTAACTATGAAAGCTGTATCAGACAAAGCCAATGAACATATGTTGTCCGGACCAGGACGCGGATCCGCTGCTGGTTCGCTAGTTGCCTATGTTCTTGGTATTACTCAGGTCGACCCGATCAAGTATGGATTATTGTTTAGTCGGTTCTTGCGTGCAGACGCTACTGACTATCCCGACATTGACTACGACGTCAGTGACGCTTTTGGTCTCAAGGAGATCTTAGCTAAAGAGTGGGGAGAGACAACCGTTGTACCTATTTCCAACTTTAACACCTTGCAGCTTAGATCGCTAATCAAAGATATTAGCAAGCTTTATGATGTGCCCTTTACGGAAGTAAATGCCGTCACCGGAAAGATGGTGCGCGAAGCTACGCCAAAAGCAAAAGCAGATCATGGCATTAAGGCTGGAGTATATGCTCCAACATTTGAAGAGGTTATGAAATATTCAGAATCGCTAATCCGATTCCTTACAAAATATCCGCAGATCAAAACTCATGTTGAGGCGCTTGTTGGGCAAGTTAGGTCAACTAGTCGTCATGCTGGCGGTGTTGTTATTGGCGAGAACCTAGATAGACATATGCCTCTTATTTGTTCAGGCGGTGTACTTCAGACTCCATGGTCCGAAGGCATGAACGTGAGACATCTTGAGCCTTTAGGTTTTATTAAGTTTGACATCTTGGGCCTGTCAACACTAGAGATGATTCAGTCGGCTGTTGGTCATGTGCTTAAAAGGCATCACGGTATTGACAACCCAAGCTTCGCAGACATTAAGAAATACTATGATGACAATCTGCATCCTGATTCGATTGATCTCAACGATCCGAAAGTTTATAAAAATATCTTTCATAAGGGTAAGTTTATGGGCGTATTTCAGTTTACAAACGCTGGCGCTCAGAGATTCTGTATGAGATCGAAGCCTAATAACATTATTGATATTTCTGCGATTACATCGATCTACAGACCAGGTCCTCTTGGTGCCAACGTTGACAGGAAGTATGTCAAGGCAAAGAACGACCCAGAGTCAATCCAGTATGTAAATGATGTTATTGAGGAAGTGACTAAAGAAACAGCAGGCTTTTTGATCTTTCAAGAGCAGATTGCTTTGCTAGCTCACAAGTTGGGCCATGACATTAGTTTGGATGAGGGCAATAAACTTAGAAAGCTTTTAACCAAGAAGGGGACTGGAAAAGGTGCTGAAGAGAAAGAAGTTATCAAGCAAAAATTTATTAGAGGCTGTGTTGCTAAGTCAATCGATCGATCAACCGCCTCGTCACTCTGGGACAATTTTGAGTATTTTTCTGGCTATGGCTTTAACAAGTCTCATGCTGTTGCTTATAGTATCCTTTCTTTCCAGTGTGCTTGGCTCTTGAACTATTTTCCAGAGTGCTGGGCAGCTGCTTTCCTTGACAAGGAGCCTGAATCTAGAAAAGAGGCAGCGATTAGTTTAGCTCAGAAGAATGGTTTCTATATTCAAAATGTGGATATCAATACTTCTACAAGTCAGTGGGAGATCTCTGATAACGGTGAGACCCTGGTGCAGCCTTTGAGTTCTATCAAAGGACTAGGCGACAAAGCTATCGATCAGATTATCACGCATAGGCCATTCAGTACCGTAGAGGATCTTTTATTCAGTAAAGAAATTGTTTATTCAAAGCTAAATAAAAAAGCTCTTGACGTTCTGTGTCGTTCAGGCGCACTAGATTCTTTATCTGATGAGCGCTTTACCGGATGCAAACATCTTTGGATGTCTTGTGTACAGGATAGACCTAAAAACCCTAAGAAGCTGGCAGAGAATATTAAGCTATATGCCCCAGAGGCTGACTTTTCTGTGGAGGAAAAGATTGATTATGTTTCTTCTCTTACTGGAATCTTCCCTTTTAATCTAGTCATGACGCGGGAGATTCGTGAATCCATCAACAGGCACTGTGTGCCAGCACTTGGTAATTGGGATGATGACTTAGGAGTGGCTTGGTTTGTTCCAAGAGAGATTATTCCTAAGAAAACTAAGAACGACAAGCTGTACTGGCTTTTGAAGGTGACAGATGAAACCTCGGCTAACATTACAATCAAGTGTTGGGGTATCAGGCCTGATGATCAAGTTCATCTCAACAGGCCGTATGCAGCTAAGCTAGATCATAGCAGTGAGTGGGGGTTCAGCACAAGATCAATTCGCCATAACTTTAAACTACTGGGATAATATGGGAAGCTTAAAAAGAAAAATGGCCAGGAACAAGGCTAAGAAAAATAAAAAGATAGAAAAGAAAATAGCTAAGAAGCTTGGGATGTTTAACATCATGGGTGACGAGTGTTCAGCGTGTCAAAAACCTTTTGATAAGAAATCAAAAGAGGACGTTCAGACTTGGAAAGTTATTGTAAGAGAGCAAGAAAAGATCGTTAGACTTTATTGTCCCAATTGCTGGGGCATGGCTAACAAACTTATAAAGGAGATAGAAGATGATCTTAGAGTACAGCATGAGAGAGGGAGCGAAAGCTCCGACGAGAGCAAACCCTAGTGACGCAGGGTTAGATGTTTATTATTGTCCAAAGGACCCATCAATAAGCGCAGCGTCAATCAAGCCGGGGGACAATATGGTATTGCCTACTGGCCTTAGTTTTGGGGTGCCTCATGGATACATGCTTCAGGTTTGCAATCGCTCAAGCATGGGAGCTAAGCATTCTTTAGTTGTAGGTGCGCATATTATTGACAGCGGATATGACGGAGAAATATTTATTGATCTACACAATATTGGCTCAGAAACACAACACTTGGCTTCCGGCGATAAGATTGCTCAACTAGTTCTAGTTCCGGTGATTCACTTTAGAGCTGTGAAGGCTGAGGACAAAGACCTGTACAGGGATTCAATTACAATTTCTAATCGCGGTGCAGGGTCTTTAGGGAGCACGAATAAAGCTAAACTTGTTCCGCCTGGGGGCGGTCCTCCGTACAACTCAAGTGAAGTAATTGAAAACCCTCTCAATGGTATGGTGTCAGGATTTTGAAATGAGTAACAAATATGCAGAACTTAAAGATGTGTTAATGGGAAAGTTTGATGCGGAAGAGGTGGAGCCTCTCAAGTTACCGACTAAAGAACAAGACAATATGCCTGAAAAGTTTGTCGAGCACCCGCCTCACTACAACCAAGGCACATATGAGACAATTGATATCATAGAGGACTGGGACTTAGGTTTTCACTGTGGCAATGCTATAAAGTACATCTCCAGGCACAAACACAAGGGACAACCAATCAGAGATATCAAGAAAGCAATATGGTATTTGAATAGATATCTAGACTCAATGGAGGGTCAAAAATGAGAAAGACTTATACTTTTGATGATGTTTTGTTGGTGCCAAAATATAGTGCGCTAGAATCTAGATCTCAAGTTAGTTTGCAATCTTCTTTAGATGATGAAAAGTCTTTAAGGTTGCCAGTAATATCTAGTCCGATGGATACAGTCACCGAAACCAGCATGGCAGTTGCTATGCATTCTGCTGGTGGTCTCGGCGTTATCCATAGATACAATACAATTGAAGAACAGTCTGCTCTTGTTGGTGAGTCTTACTACGCAGGTGTCGATAATGTCGCCGCGGCAGTAGGCATGACTGGAGATTACATGCAAAGGTCTGAACATTTAGTTAAGGCTGGCGCAAGCATACTTTGTGTTGATGTGGCTCATGGCGATCACATTATGATGAGGGATTGTTTATTTAATTTAAAGAGCAACTTTGACGTGCACATTATGGCTGGAAACGTTGCAACCCTTGATGCTTTTGAAAGATTGTCTGACTGGGGCGCAGATTCTATTAGGGTGGGCATTGGAGGAGGATCCATATGTTCAACGAGAATTGTTACTGGCCACGGAATTCCAACCTTGCAAAGTGTTTTTGACATATCTAATACTAGTTATGACACAAAAATTATTGCGGACGGCGGCATCAAAACTACGGGGGACATGGTAAAGGCTCTCGCGGCAGGTGCAGACTTTGTCATGGTGGGCTCTATGTTAGCTGGCACAAGACAAACGCCGGGTCAGGTGTTTACAAATGTCAAAGGCGAAAGTTACAAGGCGTACAGAGGAATGGCTAGCGCACAAGCGCAGACGGACTGGCGTGGCAAATCTTCAACCCCAGAGGGTGTTTCAACTACAATTCCCTTCCGAGGCGATGTTTTCGATATTATTAAAGATATTGATGGTGGTATTCGTAGTGGCCTGTCTTACACGGGTGCTAGCAATCTGGGACAACTTCGAGCGAAATGTGAATTCATTGTACAAACCCAAGCAGGGCAGCATGAAAGCAACACACATATTCTATGGAGATCCAGATGAAAACTCTTCCCATACCAGACCCAGCGACTAGAAAAAAGATTATGTTTTACGACACACCTCAAAGGCAGGCACAACTAAAGATACAGTGTCAGCATGATGGGCTAAAACAATCTGAGTTCTTTAGATTGATGGTTGAGGGATACATAAATAATCACCCTGACTTGATTAAGTTTCTTCATGAATGTAAAGAAAAGTACTCTATTCAGGGTAGAGACAAAAGAAATAAAGCTCAGAGGATGCGAAAAGCTGGCCGAGAGAATGTAGAGCAGTTCTCTCTTGACGACTCTGATATTAAAAATATATTTGATTTACTGGAGAATGATTTATAATGGAGTGTTTAAATACTTGTCGACAACTTAATTTCCCGTGTCCTGTCAAGGAATGTCGGCAGCACATAGACTATAGCGAGGATTTAAATTGCACGCTTGAGTCTATATCAAAGCACGGTAATATGACCTTGAGAGAATCTGCTGACCGCCTAGGCATAAGCTTTGTTAGGGTAAAGCAGATAGAGGACCAGGCCCTAAAAAAAATAGGTCGTTTCTTTGAAAAAGATTCTATTTAGAATAGCACCTTTAAAGGTATCTTCATGGAGAAAACAAATGAGCAAGACTCTACTAACTGAATCAGAAATTAGAAAAATGATGGGCTTAGCCAATATCGGAGCCCTTGGCGATCACTTTGTGAATCGTCTCCACGAGCAAGAAATGGCTGAACCCGAAGAGGACGAAGCTGCAGGCGAGGGCGAGATGGCTATGGACGACGCTGGTGACGCTGGTGCTGAAGACGCAGCAGTGGCTCCGGGAGAAGACGAAGGCATGGAGGGAGCCATTGAACAGGTTCTGAGTGTTGTCGTTGATGCTCTTGGTGAGCTTCCTGGCGCGCCTAAAGTAACCCTTCAGACTGATGATGCCGCTGGCGGAGACATGGATATGGACGCCGGCGAAGAGATGGGTGAGCCAGCTGGCGGAGAGATGGATATGGAGGCTGCTCCAGAGGAGGAGGCTGCTGATGCTGCTCTTGAAGAGGCACTTCGTCGACTAGGTGTTAGACTTTCAGAGTCACTAGATGAAGAGCTGTCTATGGAAGACGACCTTGAGGAAGGCATGTACGAAGATGACATGGAAGAAGGTATGTACGAAGACGACCTTGAAGAGGGTATGTACGAAGATGACATGGAAGAAGGCATGCACGGTGAAGACATGCATGGTGAAGATATGCATGGCGAGGGTATGCATGGTGAAGACATGGATGAGGACTACATGGAAGAAGGCATGCACGAGGATGATATGGATGAGATGGGACGCATGGAAGAAGATCTTGTCAACGAGGTAACTCGTAGAGTTTCAGCCAGACTTCTAAAAAGACTTAAGAGATAAAATTATTATTTTGACTTTACAAAAAGGCAGGGAATTTTCCCTGCCTTTTTTTTTAAACGGAGAAGCACGTGAACTTTAACAGTGAAGATAAAAAAGAAACACCCGAGGAGAAAGAAGAGAGTATAATTCAAGTGCTCAATTCTGCTCTTGAAAAGCCAGAGCTAAGGGTAACAGGAGTTTATGGTGATATTAATGAGGAAAAATGCTCAGAGACGGTATGGGGCCTGCTAGCACTTCATGAAACTGGTAAAAGATATTACAAAGAAGAAGATTCTGATCAATTGGTTGAGGAGTATACACCCATAGATTTTTATATATCGTCTTACGGCGGACAGGCTGCAGAAATGTTCGCTGTTTATGATGTCGTAAGAAGTCTTCGAGATACAACGCCTATCATAACACATGGTATTGGCAAGGTAATGTCAGCAGGAGTTCTGTTGTTAGCGTCTGGCACTAAAGGCGAGCGTCGCATCGGGAAACATTGCAGGGTAATGATCCATGGTGTTATATCTGGCCAGCACGGTCATATAGCTGATGTAAAAAATGAATTTGAGGAAGCAAAGCTAACCCAAAAACTCTATATTGATGCACTAGCGGAAGAGACCAACATGACGCACAGCTACATTAAAAGACTCATGAATAGAAAAACTAATGTATATTTAGACGCCCAAGAGGCAGTTGAGCTTGGCATAGCCGATATCGTTTTTTAGTTACTACTTAGTTTAGAGGGTTAGTTATGAATGAACAAGATCTTAAAATGCTGGAGGAATCTTTTTTTCCAGGCACTAAGATTTCTTTAAAAGAAATATTTGAAATAATTGATTTAGAGGAGCAGAGTCTAAATAAAAACAAGCTCCTCTTCGAGCAGCAGAAAGAGCACTCTCTATCCATTAGTATGATTCCAGACATGGATATTACGGAGCTTGGATGGGGAAATCTTGAAACTAATGCCAGGAGAAAGAAGACTTTTAGTGCTTCTGCTCGTGGCCAGCTTGAAGGATTTTTAAAAAACATTCAAGGCACAGATCTTGCTTCAAAGATAAAGAGTTTAAATGACTTCTACTCTATGGACGAAAATCTTATGAACAAGCTTCAGCTTGAGCAGAAAGGCCCAGGTGGAAAAATATCTGCTGTTCTATCTTATCTGGTTTTCTATAAAACACTTACCAAGGTTTTAACTAACTTTAATGCCGCTTCAGCAGGATTTAATTTTGAAGCCTTCCTGGCTGTGATGCTAGGCGGCAAGCAGGTGCCAACGAATAGTAATACAATCGCTGACCTCATGGATAGCTCTGGCGTTCCCATTTCTCTTAAACTTTACGCCGAGGAGTCTGTTGAAGTCGGCGGTAGTTATCGTGATCTAATTGGCGATCTCTCAAAAGAAGCTGGTAGTATGCAATACATTGTATGCATGAAGAAGCTGGCGACTGAAGTTGGAGAACAGGGTGAGATCACTAAAATAAAAGGGCAAGTTGGGTCAATCAAGTTTTATCGTTTTGACTTCACGATTGAAAATTTATTTAATATTCTGTCTAAATCAAGCAAGAACTCAAGGAGGAATATTATATTGCCAGCTAGCTACATTTCAGGAGCCGAGCCGGATGTAGCTACAGGTCTGCCAGTTGGGGGCACGTTTCCCAGCCCGCAAGCAGCTGCAGCAGAGTTTCAAGAACTGGCGATTGCTAGACTTAAAGAAGTTGAAATAGAGAAGATTATTGGTGGCTTTAATTATGAAAAACTCTTTACTGCTTTAGATTATGGCAAGGCCACAGATATCTGGGAGGGTACAACTCCTAATATCGAGCGCGGAGCAACAAAGATGGGACAGAAAAAAGTCATAGACAAGCTAATGCTTGATCAAGATTTGTTTCCAGATGACACTCCGAGAGAAAAAATTAAATCCTTAGCTCTTGTGTTGATAGCTGCAAACAATGATCTTCGTATGAAATACTCTCAAACAATGCAACAACAAAGAAGAGACGCAGAAATTAAACGTCAATATCTTGTAGGGTCTGATAAGGAATTGGTACAGGCTTCCGTTGATTTTTATAATGGCCTTCAGACAAATGAGCAGCGAATCGAGGCGCTTCAACAAACGCTAGGTTTTGTTGGTAGCAGTAGGCAGCATGCTGGTCATTTTAATTTGACAGGAAACATGGTAAAAAATATTCACACTTACGATCCAACATCAATCCCGTCAGCAAACGCACGCGGTGGTGCTGGTGGAGACACTCCAGCGTTTATTGGAGAAATTCGAATTGGAACGGACGAAATTCAGAAAATGCTTGATCAGGTCGTGTCTATCTTAAACAAAAACATATTTGATATCTTTAGCAATTTACAGCTTTTAACAACCAATATTAAAACTTACTTTGCTGGCGGCATGTCTCCTAAAGATGAGCAAAAGGCAAAAACTGCCATGACAGCAGCAGACAATATTGAGAGAAAAACTCAAGAAGTCAGTGGCGTTGAAAGATAATAATAACTGTAATAAATCTTAACACAGCTATTGACTTAATGTTATATTTGCTTATATTTTCATGACGAGGTGTATTATGAAAAAGCATTGTCTTTCTGAAGAGCAACTTCAGGAGAAACTATCAAGCGGCGTTAATAAGTTAGCAGATTGCGTCGCTGTTACATTAGGGCCTAGAGGTCGAAATGTTATGCTAAGAGCAGGCGGAAAGCCTGTAATTACGAAAGATGGCGTAACTGTTGCCAAGTTTTTTTCAACTGATGATTTATTTGAAGATGCTGCGGCAGAGGTCTTAAAAGAGGTTGCTGACAACACAAATAGTTCTGCTGGCGATGGTACAACAACATCGACGGTGTTAGCTCGCGAGATTTTCAACGAAGCTCAAAAGTATATAAGAGCTGGTCATGACCCGCTTCAAATAAAGAAGGGCATGGAGAAATCACTTGAGTCAATTATATCTAGATTAAATAAAATATCACAGCCTGTTGAGAGTTTTGAAGAAATAAAAAACGTTGCAACCGTGTCTGCCAACAACGATGAAGCAATTGGAAATCTTATTGCCACTGCTGCCGATCAAGCTGGAGATGAGGGTGTGGTGTCTGTTGTGGCTGGCCGCACTGAAGATACTAAATTAAATTTAGTCGAGGGATTTAAATTCGACAGCGGCTATGCTGCTCAAGCATTTGTAACCAACAAAAGAAAAAATACTGTAGATTATTCAGAGGTTTTTATTTTAGTTACTGAAGAAAAGATTACTCAAGTAGCTCAAATATTACCAGTGCTGGAGCAAGTGGCAAGAGAGGACCGTCCTTTAATTATTGTTGCAGAGTCAGTAGAGGAACAAGCGCTAGCTGCTTTGATTATGAATACAGTTAGAGGCTCAATGAGGGTTGCCGCAGTAAAGGCGCCTGGATTTGGCCGGGAAAGAAAGGAGATTCTTTCTGACTTGGCCATGGCTGTCGGTGCTACTTTTGTTACACGAGGGTCGTCACCAAAGCTTGAAGATTTAAAACTAAAGCACCTTGGCAAGGCTAAGACAATTGAGGTTCAAAAGAACAGTACCACAATTGTTGATGGGAATGGAGACTGGGAGTTAATTGAAGAAAGAATTGAGTCGATTAAATCTGAGATAAAGCAAACGGAAGATATGAGAGAGTGCAAAAGACTCCAGCACAGAATATCAAGACTTCAAAGTGGCGTTGCTATAATAGAAGTAGGAGCCGCTAGTGAGGTCGAGATGGTGGAGAAAAAGCACCGCATAGAAGACGCCCTGGAGGCCGTGCGCGCCGCGCAAAGCTCTGGCATTGTGCCAGGGGGTGGCGCTGCTCTTGTGAGTTGTATTAGTTTCTTACCAAAGAATTTAAACAACTCGGAGTCATTCGGGCGCGAAGTTTTAAAAAAAGCCATGCTGGCTCCAATCACTCAAATATCAAAAAACTGTGGTGTTAGTCCAGATCTTGTGATTGATTCTGTGATGAGGCAGAACAAAAGGAAGAAATCCAGCAACTATGGATATAATTTTGTTACTAATAAAGTGGTTGATATGTTTGAAGAGGGTATCATAGACCCAGCAAAGGTAACAATCACTGCTCTAAAAAATGCAGTGTCCGTTGTGTCGACTCTTCTCACAACCGCCACGTGCATTATTCAGGAGCAAAATGAAAGCTAAAATAACAATTACTAAAGATCTTAACGATATACCTGACCTTATCGTAGATTTGCTAAGGGAAGCAAAATATAAACTTGAGTCTATAAGTAAGTTCAAATTTAATTACCTTGATCCATCTGAGCTAGCTCAGCAAATATCCAGTCAGAGACTAGTGATGTCTGATGTTGATGACATTTTTGAAAATGCACAAAATCTTGCTGCAGGCTATGTTTCAGCGCTTGAGGACTCGGCATCAGAGGTTCCTAAGGAGGGTTTGGATGAAAGAGTTTGATTTAATATATGTCCCAGCAGAGACGTATATGCTCAAGACAGGCATTGATGACACGGTTCAAAGTTTTATAAAGCTTAATAAGCCTGCTAGTGTTATTCTTTTGGAGGACATGGGCCAAAAGGTTAAAGTTCTTCATGAAAATAAAAATTGGTTAATTGAAAAAAAACATTTAAGAGGGTTACATGATTAAACTAACACAAATTAACACAACTACGGTTTCTATTACTCGTAACGAGACGGACGGCCCAGTTGTCGACAAGCAATATATTTTTAAAGATGTTTGGATCAATCCGACATATGTTACTAAGGTTGAGGAGGACGCTGCCTTAAACAACGAAAATATTAAAAAACCATTAATTAAAGGCTTAGACAATAGAGCAACATTTTCCAGAGTCTATGTTAGCTCAAATAATCATTCATCGTATTTTTCTGTTGTTGGTCACCCAAACATTGTTGTTTCCAAGCTTGGGGAATAAGTCATGGAAAAATTTATTTTGTACGTTAAAATTGATTGTCCCTTTTGCCATAAGGCAGAAGACTTACTAACAAAAGCTGGCAAAGAATACAATGTGGTTCCCTTCGATGGTGCACAAGATGTTTTAGAGCACGTGAAGCTTGCGTATGAACATAATACAGTTCCTATGGTTTTTTCTAGCAAAGCCAAAAACATTCAGTTTGTTGGTGGGTACACTGATCTTGTTGAGTATTTAGATGAGTGAAGAGTCACAAAAAATTTACACCTTTAGTGTCGAAGCAGTGTATGAAATGCTTGACAGTGCGCAAGATGATAGAGATGTGGCTAGAGAGCTTCTTGCCATGTATCTTGATTTAGAAAGTCAAAATGAATACATATCTTTTCTTTTAAGTGAGGTGTTCTGGACAAACTACAGCATTACTAAATTGATTGAAAAAGAGATAGACACAGCGGTGCTGACTGAGGACAAGCAATTTATTGTTACGGAGACCACACTAAACATACTTCAGTCCCTTGTAATATCTAAGCACGCTGCCTCTAGTGAGCTTAGGAAAATGTCTGTTTCATTACAAGAAAATTAATTTTTTAGGTTGACCGTGTTTTTTAGGTGCTTACTGTTAGATTGTTCCGGGTGCTAAATAAGGTCCAGAACAATAGTCTTGCTTAAAAAGGAGAAATATTATGACTACCACACTTACTACTTATAGACCTAGCCTTATTGGAAGAGGCGTATTTGATGATCTGTTTGAGGCCATGGATTTTCCTACCCTTCTAAACAGAACGACGCAGGGATATCCAGTTGCAGATATTTATCAAAATGATATTGGAGATACTGTCATGGAGTTTGCGTTGGCTGGCTTTACCAAAGACGATTTGCAGGTTGAAATTAAACCAGAGAAAAACAGTATTACTGTGAGTGCTGATAGGGGCGCTCGGGCCGATACTAATCGTAGAATCGCCAGACGTAGCTTTACTAAGACTTATGTAAATTACGATAATAATTTAAATCTGAGTCAAACCACAGCAGATTTTAACAATGGTCTTTTGACCTTGACTCTGCCTAGGAAAGAAGAAGCAAAGCCACTTAATATTGAAATTAAGTAATTAATATTTACTTTTCCAATATGTTGTTATAATTATTGATGTAGGTGTGTAAACATTTACGCACTTGCATCAATATTTGCACTATTGGAAGCATTAATGAGCCTGAAGAAGAAGTCTTTTTATACCGCACTTGTATTCGTATTTTTTCTATCAGGGTATTTTCTAATTCAGCGCATGGTCGACGCGGCCAGTCTAACTTTGTTGTTGGAAGCTGATAGATGGATACCTTTGATGACAGAATTTATCTGGATATATCACTCGCTGCCTCTTTACATACTACTTGTAATGGTATTTATGATAAAACAAGCTAGTGTTTTTTGGAGAACTGTTGTGAGCTGTTTAGCCTCAAGCGCAGTGATGTTTGTTTGTTTTGTACTATTACCTATAGAGTATCCCAGACCCGAAGTGCTAGCTAGTGATTTTTCAAGCTCGTTTTTGGTGCTAACTCAAGAGATAGATTTTGCTCACAATACATGTCCGTCTGGTCATGTGGCATTTGCATGGCTGATGTTTCTATCTGCCATCAGCACTCAATGGATAAAGCAAGAGCCTTGGATGGGCAGGGTGTGCTTTCTTTGGTCGTTAGGGATCATAATGTCAACTTTATTACTCAAGCAACATTTTATTGCAGACGTATTTGCAGGAGTTATATTGGCTAGTTTTTCATTTTATTGTTCAAAGTTTGTCGTTCCTACTAAGAGGTTAGCTAGTTAGTATAGGGGGACGACAGCCTTGTTTGTAACAAACGAAAAAGAACTTAGAAAAGAATGTAAACCTTGTGGAGCACGAGAGGGCAACATAATAGGAGAGAGATTATTAGAAATGCTAGCCAAAACAAATGATGGTGTTGGTCTGGCGGCAAACCAAGTAGGTATCAACAAAAGAGTTTGTGTTGTAAATGTCGATCGACCAATAGTTTTAATTAATCCTAAAATTGTGGGCAAGTTTGGAAAAAGTTATTTTCAAGAAGGATGTCTTTCGTTCCCTGGCAAAGTTGTAATCACCGAGAGATGGACAAACATAGTCGTTTCATGCGCCGGTTCAAAACAATATATGTTTTCTTTTGAAAAAAACGCTTTGGAGTGTGTTTGTGTGCAGCATGAGATTGACCATTTAAATGGTGTGACTATGTTCGATAGAGCCGTAGATGACTTGGAGATTAATAATGGCAAAATCTAAAACTAAAAAAGCAACTAGCAAAAAGAAAACCAGCATTGGTGATGGAAAATTTTCCAAAACTTGGAACAAAGGCGGAGGAACAACTGGCTCTACTCCATCAAAATTTCGCACCAAGAAAAAACCATATAGGGGACAGGGCAAGTGAACGAAGAGCAGCCTTTTCTACAGATCCCTCTCCCCTCATCTGATCCATGGGTCCAGCGTCAACAATACGAAAAGTGGCTTGAGGAACAGAAAGAGAAAGAAAATCAAGATGACGAAACAGTCATAATTATCGAGGTGTAGACAAGGATCAAGTTGCATGAGAGTGTATGTTCCAGACAAGAGCGACGCAGTTATTAATGAAGCACTGAAAGAGCTTTATCTTTTACGTCAGTCGATTGAGCACGAGGCGGGTAGTGTCAAGTCTCGGTTGAAATCTATAGACAAAATCAGAAATGCTCTTCAGAACTTAATAGCTTCAAAAGGTTAAGTTTTATGTTTAAATTAGGTGAGCTTGTCTCCGCGAGGAGATATAACTCTGTTGGTGTTATTGTTGATACAAAGGTGAGATTTGGTGCGCAATACTGTAAGGTTTTGTGGACTGGAGAAAAAGAAGCACACTGGGTATCATCAGAGCAGCTACGAGATAGGAATTAAATTAATTTCATAGAAAAAGGAGGTCTTATGAAGTTATTGCTAGCAGCACTAGTGCTGATGATGCTGCATGGTTGCAGCGAGGAAGACACTTATGTCGTCTCTACCGGCGATGTAACTGTTGAGGAAGGTCAAGCAGATGTGCCAGACGATGTTTCTGCCACAGATGTTGTTGACCCCGTAGAAGATGTTACTACATTTGATGTAGAGCAAGACACGGAGGTGGATGTCGAGGTAGATGTTGAGGAAGGTATTGACGTCGAGGACGACGAAAATGTTGAGCAGTTGGACGAGGATCCAACCAGCTTCAGGAGCAATCCTGATCCAGGCTCTCAGTTTTTCAATCCTGAAGTCCCTTAATCCACCGGGCGCTTTGCGCCCACTTTGGCCGAGTGGTGGAATTGGCATACACAACAGACTTAAAATCTGTCGCCCGTATTGGGCTTGCGGGTTCGAGTCCCGCCTCGGCTACCATTACAATGCGCAGTAGCTCAGTTGGTAGAGCAGGTGGCTGTTAACCACCGGGTCGCAGGTTCGAGCCCTGCCTGCGCAGTATTATACACGGGCTCTTAGCTCAGTTGGTTAGAGCCCCCCGCTCATAACGGGGTAGTCCTCGGTTCGAGTCCGAGAGAGCCCACCAAACAAGGAGAACTATGTACAACTTAGGATATGCATGTATTAATATGGGCTTGAGTAATCAACCCAAGTCTAAAAGAGTTACTACAAATCGCTCAATGATTCGTAAGACTTTTGACGCTAAGGGTCTACCTTACGCTTCAGAGCTAACGCTACAAAACTGCTTGGATCTTGAAAGAATCATTCAGTGGAATCAAGATAACAACATTAAGTTTTATCGCATGTCTTCTGATATTGCGCCATGGCACAGTGAGTATAACCTTGAGGATCTTCCTGACTTCACAGCCATCGCTGCATCCCTTCAGCGAGCAGGTGCGTTGGCGAAGTTATATGGTCAGCGTATTACAACTCACCCTGGCCCCTTTAACAAGTTGACTAGTCCAACCCCTCACGTTGTAACTAATACAATCGTTGACCTTGAGAACCACGGCAGAATATTTGATCTAATGGGACTTCCACGGACTCCTTATGCGAAGATTAATATTCACGTCGGCGCACACTATAACAACAAGCCAATGGCTGTCGATAATTTTTGTCGTAATTTTGAGCGGTTGTCTGATGCGGTGCGTAGTCGACTAACAGTTGAGAATGACGATAAGCCTAGTTTGTATTCTACCAAAGAACTCTATGATGACGTGTACAGTCGTATTGGTATCCCGATTGTTTTTGACTATCATCACCACAAGTTTTGTGATGGGGGACAAGATGAAGAAGAGGCACTGCTGACTGCATGTACAACATGGGGAGATATTCGCCCTGTTGTGCATTATTCTCAATCTAGGTCCGTTGAGCATAATGATCCAAAGATCAGAGCTAATGCACACTCTGATTCATACTGGACACCGATTAATCTTTACGATCTTGATTTGGATGTTATGTTGGAGTGCAAGCACAAAGAAATTGGCTTGTACAAAATGCGTGAACTTTTGGAGGCAGCATGAAGATTAAAAGATTTTTAAAGAGAAGATTCAACCACAAAACCACTGAAAACTCAGCAGATGTTTTGTTAACGACACTTATTTTATCCGGGTGGTTTGCGTGTCTCGTGTCCTACCTCGCTATAAACTAATATGCGCCCGTAGCTCAGCTGGATAGAGCAACGGCCTTCTAAGCCGTAGGTCACAGGTTCGAACCCTGTCGGGCGTGCCACATTTTTACTAATAGGAGAAAAAAATGTTAGAACAAAAGAAAAATAACAATGTAGCAACAACCTTTTTTATTGCTTCGCTAGCGTCCGTTGTGGCGAGTATCGGAGTGTGGATGACCGTTGATGGTGATCCCGCACATGCAGAGCGCTTCGGCATCTTTGTAGGACTTTGGGCGCCAACTCTCATGGGTCTTGCAAACTATTTCCGGGAGTAAATAATGACGCCACCAGGCATCGCTAATACAAAAACTATGAGTCATAAGGTATATTATGATGAGAGTTGTTATGTCTGCTCACTAGAAATAAATGCGGTACGAAAACGAGGCGAAGCATGTGGTATCAAGTTTGTTGACATCAGTGATCCTAGCTTCAACAAGAAAGGTGACTTTGAAACAGAAATGGTAGGAGAGTTTGATGGCAAGCTCACAGTTGGTGCTGACACATTTCGTCTCATGTATGAAAAAATGGGATTCAAAAAAACTGTTGCGATTACTAAGCTACCAATATTAAAGCAGTTTTTTAATTCTGCATACTGGATTTTTGCACACTGTATTAGGCCGTATTTGCCAAGGAAAAAACGAGGTAAAACATGAGTGAATTTAAGCAACATATAGAAAAAGCCGAGCGCACGATTTTTTTTCTTAGTGTGTGCGGCTGTCTTTCGGCAGTGGCGTACATTGTGTCTAAGTTTTGTTTATAGTTGGAGCACCACACAATGAATGAAGAGTATTTTAAAAAGTGGAACCCCAGCGTTAACTACCGTGAGAGCCCCCATCTTTATAATATTGGCAGGGGTCAGCAGGGTGTTTTAATATGCGAGCCCTACAAGTCAGAGATATGTGCGTACTGGAGATTTAAAACTGTACCAGAGGCAAGGGCCAGCAGTCAAACGATTCTAAAAATGTTTTATAGTTTTTTAGACGATGATGATTTTGTTGGTGCAGACATGGCCAAAAAATTTTTACATATGGGCTTTACTAGGGCTAGAAGATATGCAAACCATCGTGATGGTAAAAAATATGCTAAGGACCGTTCGATAATCCCTCAAGAGCCTGATGCCATGACTTGCGAGAAAGCAGATAGTGCGAGGATATTTTATGCTTGCTGGAAAGAGGCAAGGGAAAACGAACGATATCTAAAAATGAAAACACGACACAAACAGAGGGCTTCAAATGAAGGGCAATAAACTTTTATTTTCAAAGTACAAACAAGACAGGATTAAGGGTTACAGAAAACTTATCAAATCACAGAAAGATTATTATGCTCCTCCAAAAGACGCTGTTAAGGATATTGTTGAGGCTATGGAGGCTCAGGGTTTTGACGTCACGAAAAAAGAAGTTGAGGCGTACATGACATCCTCATATGCAGTTTTTGATAGAAAGTATTATTTGGACCACAACAAGAGAAAATGAAACTACTTAATAACATGAGGAGTATACTTTCTAAGTGGCGCAATTTTTTGCTCGCAGAGGCGCTTGACGCATACGAGGATAATGGACAGACAACTCTATATCATTACTCTAAAGCCGACAAGCCTTCTCTTGCATTGGATCCTGATCGTTTTTTAGAGCACAACGCCTACACTAGAAATGATTTCAATGCCTCATCTCTGCCGCGCATATTTTTTTATGTTAACCTTGATCATGCGGAGCCTATAGTTAAGGAGGGTGCAACTCTTTACACAACAAAGGTGAGCACAAGCGACATATACGACATGAGATCTGACGAACTAGGCTTAAAGCAGAAGGCCATGAGATATCCAGGCATACCAGCCAGTATAGATTTTGATTGGATGCTACGGAGTATCGCAGGGGCGATTCCAGAGAACTGGTCTAGTAAAAGTATTTTGCCCGAAGGTGCGTCCCCGTACAAGGGCGCGTATTACACACTCTCTAACATGGACGTTGTTGTATGGTTTGACCAGATTGAAGTTACTAAAGCATCGCGAGAGGATTAAATGAATGTTAAAGATGTAGTCTTTCAGGACTATCAAGGCATCAGGAGATATGGTGTCATAAGCGAGCGTGTCGAAAAAAACGGATGGGCTCATTTTAAGGTTGACTGGGTTAACGATGGTTGCTACAATAGGGCTATGGATTTCTTATCGCAGCTTCGTGGCAAAGATTTTTATCGCTATACTTATCGTGTTGATGAACTCACAAAAGTCGACCCAGAGCGAGAGCTAAAAGCGCTCTTTAGCTGCCTAGAACTTTCCAACTCATAGATTTTTTTTACCTAAACTATTTATTATATCATGTATCTTCCACTATCAGGATATGCAGAAAAGAAAAAAGTAGGTAAAGAAAGAATGTCTGTTAACTCAATCGGATCCGGCGTAAGCTCAAGGGCAGTTAGACCAACGCCCGAAGTTGTTGATGCCCAACAAGAAACTCGCAAACTTCCTCCTGCTGGTTCCGAACGCAAAGAGGGCGACCACGCCTACCCAGACATGGGATACAGCGGGATGAGCACACAGGATTTTTTGCACTTAAAATCGCACTGCGAAGACGAACCATATGCAATCTTGGATAAGGTTATAGCATCCATGAAAAAAAACATGGAGGAGGTGGGCGAAGCACTAGAATCTTTGACAAAGATGGTGGAGCAAACCTCTCAATCAAATCTTGCCCTCAAGTTGCTACAAGAGACTTTTGAGGCTGTTGAAAAGATGCAAGATCGTTAAAGTTTTTTGCTCGCCCGCACGTTTTAGTGTTTACTCGTATGTGTGTGTACCTATTGTTATTGTGACAGCAGGAGGTCAAAATGCAAACATCATTTTTAACAGGCGACTTGGTTTATTTGAGATTGGCTGGAGAGGTCATTCCTAGCACGCTTGGGGTCATTACAAGCTCCATGAAACAAGAGAAATCTCACAAGATTCTGTGGCTTGATTCTCAATCATCTGGATCCCAAGCATGGTATCACGAGTCTCAGCTTCAACGAGTGCCTGATGAATCTTACGAAACTGATTGTGATTTTTAATATAACTTTAGGAACAGCGATATGAAACCAGAGTGTATTGAGTGCGGCGAAGAGTACAACCCAAAGCGAGCAGCGCTTGGATATAAAACCTGCCTGGACTGTGGTCAAGGAAACGCAGAGCGTGAAATCCTACGCAAATCCAGATGCATAGCCCCAGCTTACAATAAGGGAGCGTACATGTACGTCAGCAGCAGTGCCATGGCGCGGGATTTGGGCCGATAGTTTTTTGTTTACCAGCCGATTTTTGTCCCTATGGTGTTGACAGGAGGACGACATGCCAAACTTATCAGCTTACTGCTTTAAGCCTAAACACGGAATAGAAATGGCGAGGAAAATCATCGAACATTTTTGTAATGACTTTCTCGACTATGCTCATGAGGGATTCTATCTATACTGGCGCGAGCACGACCCCAGGCTAAAACACAGAACTCTCCCAGAGGGCTGGGTGGAGTTCTATGTTGACACAGATTGTGGCAACTTGGAGGCGTGGTCTGAAGTGTGCTACCAAGAGCGCGAGGTTGAGGCATATGATATGACTGAAAAGTTCTTTGTTCTTCTTGGTGAAGACTTTTGGCACGAAGATGATGATGGGCAATTGCAGTACACGATGTATGAGCGCGAGTTGTTTGAGCTAGTTATAGCTTTAAGTGAGGAAGGATCAAGATCTATAGCTTGGGGTGGTGATCGTACTACGTATGTTTCCTACACCAATGATAAGGGTGAGCGGGGCACGGAACATGTTGACATGCTGGAATACGTGCTCACGACTCCCATTAAAGATGAAAATAAAAAAGGGTCATTACAGTTTACTCTCGATTTGAGGTAACTATAGTAAAGCTGTAAGACACAGGAGGACGACAATGGCTTACATAACTGACGAGGATGGAAACTGGAAGCGCACAGTGCGCTGTGGATATTGCTACGAGAAGGGCCACAATCAAAGTGCTTGCCCGAAACGTAAAAAAGATCTCAAAAACAACATCGAACGCTACACAAGAGAGCTAGCTGAAACAGACCGACCTGCTGATGATTATCAGGTCAGGAATACTGAGCGCTATCTTCGACACAGCATAGATCAGCTTCAGAAAATGGAGAGTCGTGGCAAGAACCGTAAGTGCGGATACTGCAACGAGCCTGGTCATACCCGACGCACGTGCCCCCATCGCATAGCAAAGGTTGATGAAGCACTGGCTGCTACAATCGATGCACGAAAGCGCATTGTTGAGCGCATGGTCATCGATGGATTCGGCCCAGGAGCGCTCATCAACGTCGGAAATGAACACGAGACGGTCTTGGCTGTTGTTGACGAGGTGCGGGTTGGAGACATTGGGCCAAATCATGTAATATCTAAGGATGGTTATTTTTACGGGTGCCAAGCTATTTCATATCAGTATGTCGTCCCACACGAAGATCAATGGGGTGGTCGCCCCTTGGCTGGAGGTATGTGCTACATCCCTGCGGAATATCTCAACATCGACGACATCCCAGAGAATGAGTGGTATACCAGCGCAGCCAACCGTTCATGCACGCTGCTATCTGGCGCTGATGTCAGAGAGCATCATCTGCTAACTGACGACAACTTCAATGACAAAAAGAAGCTAAGAAAATGGGTCACAAACGTGATTGTCGATCCTAAATAAAAAACCTTTACATCATAGATTGTCGTCCCTATGATGTGGGTACTGGAATGAGCCGTGAATGAACGCGGCGGGATAGGGTGGGTTTTATGGATGACTTTAAGACGGAGAAAGGATGATGGGAACACGTTCAAATGTCTATGTTGAAACAGAGCCGGGGACATATGTTGGCACTTACTGCCACTACGATGGTTATCCTAGTCATATGTTTCCAACGCTGACAGCGATTGACAAGGACATCTTACTTACACATGTTCTTATCGCCGCTCCGCAAGGTGGTTTCCGCATCCTTCAGGAGCGAGGCACCGAGTATCTTAGCGATTACTCAAATCCTTGTGTGCTTGAGAATCCTGCTGATGAAGACTGGGGTCCAGATTACGTCTACATTAAGTGCTACGATGGCGGCGTTAAGTGGCGAAACACTTTTGATGGCTGCTGGCGAAAAAGTTATGTCGAGTCTGTGGACATTGACTAATGGAACAACAGTTTGACATTGGAGACTTGGTTTTGTACTTGCTTGATGGAGACATAGGCATGGTAATGGACAAGAACATTGGTTCAAATGAGCCGTACTATGTCGAATGGTACATCCATCCAGACCAATCTGGCTGGCACAGTACACTTCATTCAGAGTATGACCATCAAGTGATGGTGCCCCTCGGTGGCTAGAATAAACGCTGGAGACTTGGTTGAGGGTAAAAGACATCTTAACAGTCGCAAGGGTATTGTTCTTGACCTGTATGAGTCCGATGCTGGCACGCCTTATGTCGAGGTCTACTGGTTCGACTTAAGCGAGCGCATTTGGCATGACGAGCTTGAGGTAGAGTTGATCAGTGAAAGTCGGTGATGTTGTTAGATTAAAAGAGGGCTACCAAATAAAGGGTGTTGACTATGGGATAGGCATCGTTGTGTCCACCCAAGATTATCCTGAAGAGGGTTTTACCTCGCACAAGATTGTGTGGAGCAACACTGACTTTTCATTTCACAGCACAAAAGAGCTGGAGTTGATTAGTGAAAACAAGTAGTTGGCACTTTTATGTTTTACTCTGTGCTGATGGTTCTTATTATGCTGGTGTAACGACGGACACAGAAAGAAGGCTACACGAGCACAATCATACCAAGCGTGGCGCGAAGTATACTAGAAGAAGAAGGCCCACGAAGATTGTTTTGTTAGAACCCCATCCTGATCGTTCATCAGCCATGAAGGCCGAGAACAGCTTCAAGCGTCTGACTCGAAAGCAGAAAGAAGAGAAGATAAATGAAAGTCGGTGATTTAGTAAAGTTCAAGCCCAATGGCGAGTCGGGATTGGTCATTGTCATACCGTTTCCTGGAGGAGATACGTATCGCGTGCAGTGGCTCGATGGAAGTGCAAGCAATCATCACCGTAAACAACTAGAGGTTATCAGTGAAGGTCGGTGATTTGGTTTTGCGTACTGATGTTTTGGTTAGGCTCTCGTTGGGCGCGGGTATTATAGTGGCTAAAAATACGAATAGAGACGGCACTCTTTTCTATCAAGTTAAATGGTCTCGCGAGAACTGCGACATGTACTGGTACGATGGGCCAGAGCTGGAGGTTATCAATGAAAGTCGGTGACGCTGTTATAGTAAAAGGCAGAGAAGAATATGGCGCTGGTAAGATTGTCAGATTCTATGCTAACCAAGGCACCATGCTGGTTGAGTTTCCCAAAGAGGAGAGCATGATTTACTGCGATTACTCAGCGGTGGAGAGTCATGAAAGTCGGTGATTTAGTAAATAACACGCACGCCCTTGACCGGAGCGGTTTGGGTCTTATAGTAGAAGTGAAAGTTCGTGACCCGGAGGCCCCTCCCGGTTGCGATTACAGAGTACATTGGATTAACCCGCCGACTGGATGCCCTGATTATTCATGGAACAGCGCGGCATGGCTGGAGATTATAAATGAGCAAGAATAAAAGAATCGAGTGCGCTGACGGATTTAGCATGAGTGTGCAAGCTAGCAGCTTCAACTATTGTCAGCCGAGAGTTGACAATGCTTCAGCTTACGAAGAGGTTGAGGTTGGGTTTCCAAGCAGCCCTGAATCTCTTTTGAGTAGCTACGCCGAAGACCCGTCAAAACCAACTGAGACTATCTACGGCTGGGTGCCATCGGAAGTTGTACTCAATGTTGTTGCAAAGCACGGCGGCATAGTTTCTGGTGACTTGCCACCGGGCCTTGTCTATCTGGAGGCACCATGAAAGCTGGAGATCTGGTGATGAGCAAGGCTTATCAAAACCATGTGAATATTTTACCAGCCAAGCTGGTCGTACAAACGACTGCGAAGTTGGGCTATGCTAAAGGTCCGTTCATTGTTACAGCCGATGAGCCTGATGAGTGGAAGCCAGCCAAGAGTTTTTTTGTAGTGTCGCCTGCATAAACCTGTACGTCCTATAGTTACTTATAGGATGTTAGGTTGTCTAAAAAGAAACTCTTGGCTGGTTTTGTGCCACATTTTGAACTTTCTTGACGCGATCTTAACCTTGTATGCCGTATCCAAAGGCGTTGAAGAGGCCAATCCAATCATGGCTTGGGCCTTGGAGGTTAGTCCATTGTTCTTCGCAGTGGTTAAGTTTACTGTCTTTGGTGTGGCGATTGATTTTCTTTCCCGAAAGCGTCCCGCTTATCTGATACCAGTCGCGTGTTTGTTTGGCTTAGTTGTTGCGTGGCACATTACATTCTGGATTATTTTGTAAAATCGTTTTACTCTAGCCATGACGTACCTAGCTTATACACAGGAGGCAACAATGACAGACGACAAACAAAGATTGCGAAATCTTGAACAGCTACATGAATCACTCACGTTCGCCCTGGAAGATGTTAAAAAAGAGATTGATCACATCACTCTTCGTCTCAAAAACAACCACGGCGGTGCCATGTCTGATTCCTTTTCAGAAAACAAGGAGAAGTTTTTAGCACCATGAGTATTAAAAATGGGTAAAGAGTGGTATTACATTTCCAGCACAGGACAAAAAGATGAACAGAAACGAGATGTTAGTGGAGATCGCGAAGTCGATTTGGTTTTTTCTGATGATGACAGGTTTACTGTACTCGATGTCGTTCCTACAGTTAATGTACACGAACTAGAGAAGGACGACTCTGATGACAAAGATGACGTGGGCGTATACCCCTGACATTCACCACCCAAACTTCGGTGCTCTCATCACTGACGAGCACGACGCAGGCCAGGTGATTGGTGAGCGTATTGCGATTCAAATCTTTAAGCGACAAGACGATGATTATTCGCTTCAGTATGCGTCTGTCGCCTGGAAGAAGGAAGCGGATCCTGAAAACATTCCTTGGGACGAAGAGAACAAGGAGGAGATAGGCCAGCACTGGCGTTTTGTCTATCGATTCTATCCGAGGAAAAAAGCATGAGACGTAGAGATAAAGTAAGAAACCGGCGCTTAACCGCTGAAGATAGAGCCCAGTTCACCCGTGAGCGACAAGCGATTGTTGGCTCGCTCATCACCCAGAAAGGTTTTGAAGGTGCGCTTGTAGTGGAGCACATCCGAGGCTCGCAGTATCTCATCCGTATGCCTGATGGCACCGAGGTCTTCGCCTCGCATAAAAAGCAGAGGGGCAGTGAAGACGCCATCACAAAAGCAGGCTGGAGATTGTGGGAGGATCGAAAATGAAATACTTTACTCTCGGAATCCTGTGCTTATTGTTATCTTGCTGCACGCTTGATTGGCATGTAGACAAAAACTGTGGGCCGGGAACAAACAGGACGTGCGGTCCAGCGACATACAACAACTCAGGATATTCTACAACTGTTGAAGTTTATTACGAAAGTTGTTATGACGAGCCATATATCGATGTGCCTGAGTGGTGTGATTGGTACAGCGACAACACAACATGTTGTGTTTGGTATGTTGATGGATGGTATGAAGAATGGTGCCAGTGGGGTAATGACTTCTGCTGGGAATACAATGGAGCATGGTAAATGGGATATAGATCTGAAGCAATACTGGTAATCGATGCAGAGATTGTACCGGCTTTGATGGCTGCTTTCGCAAAATGCGAAGAGACACAAAAACTATGCACTCAGCACGTTGACAACCTCGACACTGACTATGACGGCAAAGGCAACTGGCTGATGCGCTGGGACCATATCAAGTGGTATGACAGCTTCCCAGAGATCGAGATGCTTAACAAGCTAATCGAGGCCATGGAGAGTGATGAACTCGACGAGTTTGGTATACCGTCCAACGACCACGCGCCTATCTCCTCCGAGATGTTCCGCTTTGTTCGCGTAGGTGAGGATATGGACGACAACGAAGTCCGTGGCTATGGCTTTGATAACATTTACATTTCCAGAGGTATTTCTTTTTAATGTTTACTCTGCATTATTTGTTCCTATGGTATCAACATGGAAGGACGACCCCCGAAACCACGCCTTGGCGACCTAGTAAGGATTAGAAAAGACTATCCTAACGAAGAGGCGGCAGGCATGATTGGCCTAGTGACAAAGACAGTAGGCATCGAGTGCATCGTTCAACCGGCTGGAATACATTCACAAAATCCACTTGCCAAGCCATGGTGGCTAGCTCGCAGTGACCTAGAGGTGCTCTAATGTTTGATTGGTCAATGAAACCCCCCAAGCCAACCTATAACTACTACTGCGGCTCGTGCGGCTGCAAGTACATCAACAGGCCCGGTGCTACACGATCGGCTTGTTCGGCTAACTGCTACGCCTGTGGCAGTAGTCGGATCATTCGCTACGAGTGGGCCACAGATGATGAGGGCAAGAAAAATGCAAGTCGGTGATTTGATTAGGTTTTCTTCAACAGGGTGCCAGGGCCTTGTGATCAAGATACGCAATCACGATGCAGGTGAATATGTGCATTTGCTTTGTGGTCCTGATCCTGACGGGGATGATGTAGGTGAGTTAGCCTTTCCTAAGTTTTATCTCGCATCGGTAGCGGAGGTTATCAATGAAAGTCGGTGATTTAGTTAGCGTAAGAACAGCACACTACGGCACAAAGCTGGGCGTGCTAGTTCAGAGTTATGAGCGTTACGATTGGAAGGGTGACGAGTGGCGTGTAAAAATGCTGGATCATCCGCGTGACGTACATGCTGCTGAGTGCGATCTGGAGGTCGTTAGTGAAAGTCGGTGATATTGTTAAGTATTTTGGTGATGTTGCTGTTGTGCTGTCGCGACCAAACCAAGGTGGCACCGTGCAGGTTCTTAGCTCCCAGAAGGACAAAGTAGTTTGGTTTGTCACGTCAGAGTGTGAGGTTATCAGTGCAAGTCGGTGATCTAGTTAAACTTTTGAACGACCCAGAGGTCTACAGAAACAACGCAGAGATTCCTCCCGATGCCGTGGGCCTCGTCGTCGATCACGACGAGCCTTGGCTAATCGCCGGTCCTCTAAAATCTATGTGGGTCCAGTGGAATGGCCGATGGGACTGGGATTCGATGTACGTCGAGGACTTAGAAAAACTTTGATCAAAGTGTTTACTATTTTTTTCTCGTGAATACATTAAAGACGTACCCGGACAATGGAGACGACCATGGGACACTACGGACGACGCTACAATCGACAGCCTCGACAGAACAACCCTGAGCTTGTTGCTCGCATTGAGAAAACAGTCGCACAAGGTGTCTCAACATTGACCGACTGGGAGCGCAGCTTCCTAAGTTCTTTGCTGGAGTCTGCTAACAAGTGGGGTCGCCTGACTGCAAAGCAACATGAGGTTTATCAACGCATCGAGAAGAAGTCCGATCCAGCTTTTCAATCTGCACGCAAAGCATGGAATGATTCGTGGGGTGATGAAAAGCGGACCATGCTTGTTTTTGCTGCGAACTATTACAAAGCTAACCCACCCTACTACGGTGATGTTGCTAGCAGAATCCTTAATGATCCCAACTACATACCATCTGAAAAGCTATACCGCAAGATGGTTGAGAACAAGTACGTCCAGCGAGCGATGACAAACGCTGCTGCGACTCCTCTTTATGCAGTAGGCACGATGGTTACGATTCGTGACTCGTTGAATGTTCCTTTGCGAAGCCTCCGAGGCCAGGATGTGCTTGTAGTAGACGTTGAGACGGATGTCTTACACGCTACCAAGGGCTCACGTTCCTACACTGTTCTGCCCATTGGCGCAGGAGAAACTTTAGCGATTCAGGAGCGTTGGCTTAAAAAGTCAAGAAAGTAAAAAAAAGTGTTTACCAGCCTAGACTGGTTCCTAAGTTGTTTATGTCGGAAGGCCCGACATCAAATATGTTTCCCCTTAGCCTGACACGGAGTTATCATGGCTATCGATTTTAAGACTTTTACTTCTGTCGCCCCCCATGTCCTCGCGGTCAAGAAGCCGCTCATGCTCCGTGGTCGTCACGGCGTAGGCAAGTCTGAGCTTGTCTATCAGGTTGCATCCACTATGGATCTTCCTGTCGTTGAGCGTCGCGCATCACAGATGACTGAGGGCGACCTCGTTGGCCTTCCTCGCACGGATGGCGACGTGACTTCGTTTTGTGCGCCTGACTGGCTGGACGAGTGCTGCAACAACGCACGCTTGCTCTTCCTCGATGAGGTTGACCGCGCCATTCCAGAGGTGCGCCAGGGCATCTTCGAGCTTACCGACTCTCGCAAGATTTTCGGTAACTACCTCCACCCCGATACCGTCGTGATTGCTGCCGTCAACGGTGGCGAGCATGGCTCACAGTATCAGGTGGGCGAGATGGACCCTGCGGAGCTTGACCGCTGGACCGTCTTCGACGTGGAGCCCACGACCGAGGACTGGCTCGACTGGGCCAAGGGCAACGTGGCCACTGAGGTCTGGGACTTCATCAACCAGAACCGCTCTCACTTGGAGCATGGCGAGGACTACGAGCCCAACAAGGTTTACCCTTCGCGACGTTCTTGGAAGCGTCTGAACGATTGTCTCGTGTCCGCTGGGATGCTCGGTGTCGAGGACCACAACCCTGTCATCTTCCACCTTGCCACTGGCTTTGTCGGTTTCGAGGCTGCTGTATCCTTCAACGACTTCGTGAAGAACTACGAGCGACAGGTCACGGTCGAGATGATCCTCGATGATGGCAAGGTCAATAAGACTTCTGACTTCAACATCAATGAGCACTGCGCTCTCATCGAGAAGATGGAGTCCGTCGAGGCTTTCAACGAGCCACTCACTGATGATCAGTGCAAGAACCTTGCCAACTACTTCGTAGCGCTTCCCTCCGAGGCTGTCATGAAGTTGTGGCAGGTGCTTGGCAAGGGCAACATCGACAACGTGACCAAGTTTCACAAGGCTCAGGCCGACAATGGCGAGACGGTCGCAGGCAAGCTAGTCACTATCCTGACTGGCAAGTCGAATGAGTCATAGGGCTCAGGCGCAGGGAGGCATGGCTCACAGATGCCTCAACTCTTTGAAATCATGGAGGTTTCAAATGCTATAACTATTAACTTATTGATTTTATTATGAAAGCTCCCAGCAGCGACGATGGAGCCAAGGTATTGGACCCGCACTTTTTGCCTGTAAGTGTGCGGAATGTAAGAAAAAACCAAAACAGGATAGCACGGTCGCTCTGCTAGAAAACGACCCTTCGCTGCTTTTTTTATTTACTCTGCACGTTACGTGTCTATGTTGCTTGTGTACCCAACGACGACGACGGAGGACACAATGTCCGACTTCAATCTTAACGACCATGTTTACCGACTGCTTCAGTCGGAGCCTTTCTTCGCTGCGCTCTCGCGACGCATCGAGAAGAAGATGAACAAGTCCATCCCGACCGCTGGTGTGCGCGTCAACGAGGATGGCTACTTCGAGATGGTCTACAATCCAGACTTCTTCGAGCCGCTCACGGACAAGCAGCGCACTGGTGTGCTGGTCCACGAGTTCTATCACCTTGTCTTCGAGCATGTCACTGGTCGTCTTCCTGATGATCTAGCTGGTGTTATGCAGGGCAAGCCTTCGCCTGAGCAGGCGCAGAAGTTCAAGCTGTGGAACATCGCAGCAGATCTCTCTATCAACTATCATATCGGCGCAGACAATCTGCCTGAGAAGTGCTGCATCCCTGGCGGTCCTATGTTCGAGGACATGCCTGGAGACAAGACCGCTGAGTGGTACTACGACAAGCTGATTCAGAAGGTCGAGGAGCAGCAACAGCAGAGTCAAGGCCAAGGCGAACCAGGCGAGGGTGACGGTCAGGGCGGAGGCTCAGGCACACCCGGTGACCAGCCATTCGATCCTGATGCAGCAGGCCAGTTCGACTCGCATGACGAGTGGGGCGAGGGTCAGGCCAATGAGATCGCCCAAGAGGCCCTGGACATCGCCAAGGAGCGACTCAAGGAGGCCGTGAAGGATGCTGCCTCGGAGTCATCCAGCAAGGGCTGGGGCTCTGTCTCTGCGTCCTGTCGCAAGGAGATCATGGAGCGTCTCACGTCCAAGGTGGACTGGCGCAAGGTACTTCGCTACTTCGTCAAGACCTCGCAGCGTGCCAACAAGCGCAGCACGCCCAAGCGCCTGAACCGTCGCTACGCCTACGTCCACCCAGGTCGCAAGGTCAATCGCACTGCCAACATCGCAGTCAGCATCGACCAGTCTGGCTCTGTGTCTGACTCCATGCTCGCTGCCTTCTATGCTGAACTGAACAAACTGGCAGACCTTGCCACGTTCACCGTCATTCCCTTCGACACCCGCGTCGCAGAGGACAAGGTGTTCGTTTGGAAGAAGGGCCAGAGTCATCCTCAGAAGCGCTACATGTACGGCGGAACCTGCTTCAACGCTCCCACTGAGTACGTCAACAGCAAGGGCAACTTCGACGGTCACATCGTCCTGACGGACATGGAGGCCCCCAAGCCTAAGCCCAGCAAGTGTCAAAGGATGTGGATGACCACGAGCTATCACGCGCAGCGTCCCTACTTCGCAACCAGCGAGCGCATCATCGGCATTGATGAATGATGGAGTGGGGCATGATTATCGTTAAGGCCATGGGCCTCTATGCCCTGATGGGCCTCGTGACACTGATCACAATCAAATACATTTCAGATAAAGATTAATCATTCCAGGTGCTTGTAAGTTTTTTACTCGCGCCTGTTTACCCGCACGGATCCGTGCCTATGTTATACGTGTTCCAAACAGAGGAGAGTCACAATGCAAGACAAAACCTTCTACGTACACTACGAACTAAAGTATAAAAAAGATACTTACTGTTACGCGGACGAGCTTCAAGCTAAGTCCTTCGCGGAAGCCGAGCGCATCATAAAGGAGCGCTACGGTAATGAGCCGCCCCCTTCGCTCAACATCACTTCAATCAAATCGTTCAGCCTTTAGGAGAGAACATGACCCGCAAAGATTTTCAGATGATTGCAGATGTCGTTAAGACTATCGAAGACCACCACACCCGCCACACAGTCGCGATGAACTTCGCGGTCAAGCTGAAGGATGTCAATCCTCGCTTTGATATCAGCCGATTCGTCGGTGCGTGCAACAGCTACGCGAAGCCGGATTCAGTCGAGGTGAAGTTCTAATGGGAAAGTTGCTCATGCTGCTCGCCGTCTTCACGGCGGGCTACCTCTGGGGCGACGTCGCCCTGGCACACGCTATCGATCTCTGGCAAGATTTGTCCGAGACATCCCGAATCAAGCTGGAGAACCCATAATGGCAAGAGACATTCCAAGAGTTATGAAACACGCTGACGCAGTGCGTCACTTTGAAGAAGAGATGATGCCCGGTATCCGAGCCATCGAGGCCACACAATCTGGCAACCCTGACTGGCCCCGCCGCTGCGAGGCTTGGAACAACTGGACCGATGCCTTGTGCAAAAACGAGCAGATCTCTGACTGGCAGTACGAGAACTGGTCGCACCCTCCAAGTTGTGGAGATTAAAGGTGGAATCGATTCTGCTCTATATCTTTGTCTGGCTGGTGCTAGCTCAGATGGTTGAGCAATAGTTTTTTGCTCGTGCGTGCATAGTTTTTTGCTCGCGCCCCTTTACACACGTGAAACGGTGCTTATTGTATAGGTGTCGAAAAGACAAGGAGACGACATGCGTAAGAATCAGAAGATTTCAGTCCGAGGCGACCACAAGCGAGCAGCGCGAAACGAGGGCAAGCCCCGTATCGGTCAGGTGAGAATCCCAGCACGCAACATGCCTCACACAATGTTTCGTCGTGCATGGCTCGGTGACGGCACACAAGTTGCTATCGCTCGGTCCAACGATCGTTTTATCTGTGGGCATTTTGACGCTCACGAGCAGCCCCTCTGTAGGGCAACCGTCTTCGAGGGCGGCTCTGCTGAGTCTCGCGCCCTTCTCTGGCTTAAGCGCCAGAGGATGATTAATGGCTGATTGGCCACCCGACGTGGGCGACTTGGTGCGAGTGATCGCGCCCGGTCATGATCCATCGGGTCCAGCGCTTGTTGTCGAGAAGGACAAAGGCGGATGGCTCAGGCTCAAATGGGCAGTCGGAGAGCCTGAAGGCTACGATGGATACGACAGATGGTATCCACCGGCAAAAGTCATAATGATTTCAAGAGCTTGTGAGAAAGATGAAGAATCTTTCAAAAAAAACACCTGACCCCCTTGTCTGGGCGAAAACGGTTCTTACTTTATAGGTGTCCAAGAGAGACGGAGACGACGACATGACGAACCAAGCACCCATCCACCCCTCTGAGCGCGTCGAGATCGGCATATGCGATAGCGACGACTTCTGCGTGACCCCTGGCCAGCGCCGTAAGCTGAACGTCCACTGGGCGCAATCTGCGGTGGGCTACTGGGCACCCG